ATCAGGGTAGGGGGTCGCCCCGTAGCACGTCAGTACCCCCCCGGCAGTGCGAATCTGTCGCATTTGGACACCATTTTGCACCAAATCCGTGCAGAAACGCGCTTGAAGCACGTCACTAACGTCGTTGCATGGGTTTCATTCGCATTTGATTCATGCATTTTGCACGAAGGCTACGTCGAACGCGCAGCCATTGCGGATCAGCCTCTACGCGCAGCGCCTACGCCTTCGGCTGCCGTCTTGGCACTGTGGCAGGGTGCGCACAGAGGCTGCCAATTTCCCTCTGAATCCCAGAACAGAGCCTGATCGCCTCGATGGTCGACGATGTGGTCTACCACGTTGGCTGCTGTCACCTTGCCCTGTGCTTCACACATCCTGCAGAGCGGATGCTTAGCCAGGTATGCGAGGCGAGCACGTTGCCACTTCCCACCGTAGCCGCGCTGCGCCGTGGTCAACCCTTCACGCCATGCATCAGGGTTCAGCATCTGCACCGACTGCGTACTGACCTCACGCGCTCGGGCGGGCTGCATGGTGACCCTGGACTTAGCCACGGTGGTTCAGTCCTGTGGCGCGCTGATTCAACGCAGGAGGCGCGATCTCCTCGGATAGCTGTGGTGGTTCGCCTTGGGCTACCAATCGCTCCACAGCGACACACAGGCGGGTCAACAGCGGGGTGTAGTCGACACTCACGGATGCATCAGCGCCATCGCCCAAGACCCTAGGCTCAACGCCCAGTAGTTCCGCTGTCGGTGTCACCGCTCGAATTATCTGATCCGTCTCGGCTTGAGACAAGAACTGAGGGAACCGCAGTACCAGTAATCCGTTGCTTGAGTTCTTCGAAGCGTTCATTGGCTAAATCCAGTAGTCGTTTGAGTTTGGCCCGTCGCCGGGCGCACGCAGAGCAAGCCATCATTTTGCTTCCTGAGAAAGGTTATCAGGATAATCCTTTTCGTAACCCGCGAACATCGACCGGCTATCGGCGAAACGTCCAGGGTGTTGTCATCGGCATTACGCGCAATTCTTACGGGTTTATCTAATCTGCATTTCTTGCGGGTTCCATTTACCACCTAGCTTTCTTCTTCCCTTCCTCGTGCTTCTTCCTTCTTTTACTAAAGATAAAAGAAGGGAAGGAAGCCTTATTTTGCTTCTTTCTACGTAAAAGAAGCAAAAAGAAGTAGGAAGACGCAGAAATTACGCATCATCCTTTTCGCTGTTTTCCTCTAAAATTACATACCCATCCGCAAGAATTACGCGTTTCTTGTCCGCCAGCACGCCAATCGCCTTCTTGGCATTGGTCTTGGTGTTGCGGTTAGCATCGACTGTTTGCGAAACTATCTCATCGAGAAGACGGCTTTCTAACACTTTGCCCTCCATTTCCAGTCCTGAAAGGTCGTGCAAAATCCCAAGGATCTTCATTCCAAGCTTGCCCACTGTCGCCTCTTTACCCTTCTTGACCTTGCCCTGGCCGTTATACTCGACGATGCAGCTAGTGATGTCGTCGCCGTCCTCATCTTCCCCGAGCACTACGGTGTGGAGCTTGAAGCCTACGCTGCCGCCATCCTGACCATCCTTAAGCTTGGTAACGCTAACGCTGCGAACCTCGTCAGAGCGCAGCACCTCAAGCTCTACATCTGCAGCAGCTCGGAGCCCTGACCAACCGCGGGCACCTTTGCTAGCGTCCTTACCACTGTGGTGGATGAGAAGCACCATGGCTCCAGAAGTACGATGTATACGACGGCACTCGGCCAGGGCCTTACCCATGTCCTCGCCGCTGTTCTCGTTAGCTCCCGGGGTCACCTGGGCGAAGGTGTCTACGACGATAAGGCTGTAGGGCTCTCGCGCCGATATCGCCTTTACGAGCCGCGAAACCTGATCCTTGTCTAGAAGATTCGGAGTCACATCGCTTATGACGTCGATGTTTATATCGTCGGGGCCGATCGCCTGCTGATGGCAGTACGCCTTGATACGGTTCACGAAGCCGGCGACGCCTTCGGCGACTATATAGAGGACGCGACCTTGGGTAACTTTGCGGCCGTTCCACTCGATTCCACGGGATACCGCAGCGCTGAGATCGTAGGCCAAGAATGACTTACCAGAACCGGACTCCCCGAAGAGCACGCCAAGGCTAGCTTGCGGCAAGAATTCTTTAACGATCCAACTGACTGAGCGCACTTGCTTAGCGAAATCGGAGTGCGAGCGGATGTTGAACTCGCCGCTTTTTGGTACTTTCGGGTCATCGCCCAGGTTATCGAATTCATCAGGCGAAGCCGTATCGACGTTCACAGGACAGCCGAGCGCTTGAGCCTCGCGCAGCACGGACCAGAAGGTCTTCTCGTTGCCGGTATAGTTACCCATGGTCGACCACTTATAGCGGATCTCGTCCGGTCCTTCGTACTCGGCGATGCTCTGGCTCCACTCATCCCAAAGCCATTCCCCTTCGCCTTCTGTCTCATGGTGCAGAGAAGCGCCGATTGACATCCAGCGGTGATAGTCACCACCTGCGGTCCATTGGAGGACAACCTTTATCTGGGCATCGGTTAGGCCGACTCGTTCTTTGTCGCTCTTGCCTATCGATATTTCGCGTACTGCCTTCGGCCCGAAACGTTTCTCGCAGGTCGCGAGGAGCAAGGGTGACGGTTCAGATACTTCGTTCTCGCAACCGAACGTAAGTGTGTCCTCGGTCATGTTCCCGGTGAAGGTCACGAACCTTGACGATGCGTAAGTCTCGAAGCCGAACGAACCGTCGTCAGGGTGTGCGTCACTACGGTCCCCTAGGTTGCCCTTCACGAAAGCGCGCACGCCGGTTCCGGACGGACTGATCTCGGCGTAGGTGCCGACGATCAACGCTTCAACGTCAGGGTGGATTACCCCATCAGCAACGCAATGGTCGAAGTCCAACGCCGTCACCGGACAGCCGTCTACCATTGCGAGGCCCACGCCGGTCATACCGCGTTCTGCGGCAGCGGCTTTGGCTTCCTCGAAGGTAACCAGCAAAGGCAATTCTTCCGCTGACCCCTGGCCGACCTTCTTGCTGCGCGGCCCTGGCATCCAGCCGCGCTTGGTACCGGATTTGGCGTAGTAAGGAACCTTGAGGTCTTTCTTCCCTGGTTTTGGGTTGGGCTCAAACTTCCATATGAGCCATTGCTTCAAGTCCCGAAGAGCTTCTGGAGCCCGCAGGTTCTCTAATTCGTTCGCCATCTTAACGGCTCCCACGGCTTATACGTCTGACGGGAAGCTAGGATCGGCCAGTGCGGCGGCGTACTTGGGATTCATCAGCTCAGTGCGGGGCACACCATATAGCGCCTCGATCTCGGTCACCCGGGTAAGAGGCACGTAACCCTGACTAGACCACTGCTGGACGGCCTGGTAGGAAACCCCGATTTCACGCGCCATCTGCGAGAAGCCTCCAGCCTTTACGATGGCGTGAAGCACGCCGCTGTACTTCTTGGCGCCCATGACGGCGTTCAGGAGGGTAGAGGAAACGCCATCCTTGATCATTTGTTCGGTTAGTGCTTTGAGACGCTTATCCATCAGTTTTGCTCCGGCTTGATCATCTTGCGTTCTTGCAACATGGCATCGGCAACTCGATAGGATTCGATGGCGATGTAATTAAGCTGGGCGTTAGTCTCATCCTCCCTTTTCTCTTCTGCGTAGCTGACCGGGCTCGTGATCAAAAGCGACTGCATCGCAGCCATGGCGAAGCGGTCACGCAATTCAACTATGTTCATTTCTCTTACCTCGTTTTGGAATGGCGCCATCCTACAACACTTGCTCAAGCGCCTGCAAGCTTGTATAAAGTTGCGACCTAGCCCAAGGTGCGCCCGGAGGATTCGCTCGTCCTACCGTCCGTCGGATCCACTAGATAATACAAGTAACCGCTTGTATATTGAAATTACCGCACAGACACGATAACGACGGTGATGTACAGCACGGACGCTACCCAACCTAATCACTTGAGGTAGCCCAAAATGAAAAACCTTTCAGTAGTATTTACCGACTTAGAAGAAGCCTACGGTGTAGTCGAAAACGTTTCCCGCGACTTTTTCCTGGTGTTGCGAGAGGAAGACGTGAACGACGTAGAGCATCTGAACAAGATCGCTGCCGAGGCGTACCAGGCCAATGGGTGGAGCATGGCACGGGGGCGCCCGGCAGAAGGCGCGACCGAGAAGCCCGCTCCGGATGTCGTCAAGCAGTACCTGTCCTACGCTCGCCGCGGCTTCGCGCTCAAGCTGGACGTGAAGTCCTACGAGACCATGTACAAGCTGAAGGAAGCGATCGCGACGCCACCGGTGAAAGTGGCGGCGAACGACGCCGATAAGAAGCCGGAGCAACACCCTACGTTCGCCAAGAGTTCGACCTGCGTTGCGATTGGCGCACTGTGGGAGCACTTGCCGCCGGATGTACAGGCCGAGTTCGATAACGAGGTGTTGAAGCTCTTGGCACGGTTCGGTAAGAAGGTTACCGGCACCCTGGGCGCCACCGGCTAAAGGTTATCCGGATAACGATTAAAACTAACCCCACTTCGGTGGGGTTTTTCTTGCCCGACGAACGGTGAAAAGATCACTAGACAATACAAGTGACTGCTTGTAATCTACCTACATCGAAACGCAAAACACAACGGAGTGACAGACATGACTAACGATCTTCACCGCGCAATGACTACCGCCGAACTGGAAGCGTTCCGCGACATGGTGGCGCTTGCTGAATCCGCTGTAAGCCTGTTCACGATCATGGGCGGCGAAGCTACCTACCTCGGCGCGGGCCGCGTCAGCATCACTGTAGCCGGCCTGAAAACCATAACCTCCGGCTCTTATCTGATGAAGAACATGAACACCTTCCTCGAGGGTCGCCGTCCTTAATCAACCTGCCCACCTCAAGCCCCTTAACTGGGGCTTTGCAGATACCAGCCCGGTTCGCCGGCCCACCAACCCTAGGAGAATCGACATGATTACCTTACTCATCATCCTCCTGCTGTTCTGATGCCGGGCCCGCTGATGCGGGATTTGTCGGTACTACCTAACGGAGATCCAACCATGTTCGCTTTGCTCATCTTCTACAGCTTCATGCTCCGCGAAAACAAACCGACGAAATTCAAACCTGTTCGCCACAATCCAACGGAGTGACCAACCATGAAACGCCTTCTCGCCTCACTCGCAATCATCACCCTCTCCGGGTGCTCGACCATCATGAACGACCGTATGACCGACGTGCAGGTCACGTCCGAGCCATCCGGTCAGCACTTCAGCATTACCGACGAAGATGGTCAGCGCGTCGCTACAGGCGTCACGCCGGCTAAAGTTACCCTGGACGCTGCAGCGGGTTTCTTCGACGGGCAGACCTACCAGGTGGCATACGATAAAGGCCCGACCGTGGAACTCGACTCGCACGTCACTGGCTGGTACTGGGTTGGCTTCATTATCCTGCCAGTGGCGTCGGCTATGCTCGCCGATCCTATCTCCGGCGATATGTTTTCGCTTCCTGATAACGTGAATGGGACTTACTGAAATGAGCATGACAGCAGTTAACGCAGGGCTGACCGCAGCAAGCGCGGCGAACAACGCCATAGCTCAGCAGGCAGCGCACCGTGCTCGGGTCGATCGCTGCACAGTATTCGAAAGCCGATTTGACGTAGCCAGGGCGTCCGTAGCCGAGAAGCAGGAGTACGCCTCGTGTGTTGAGACGCTTTACCCAATGCCGACCACGGAAGGCGAGTCCCAAATACTGAAGGGCGGAATCGTAATTCTACTGGCCGCCATGGTCATCGGTATGATTTACGGCTGGAAAAGCAGTAGAGACGCTGAGGGGGTAATCCTCTGCGGCCTTATGTTCCCTGTTTTCGCAGCCCTCGCTATTTTCGTTATCGGCCTGATAGTCGCCGGCGTTGGATACCTGTTCTCTTAGGAGCAATCATGAAAAAGCGCCCCGTTAAACCTAAGATGTCAAAAGTCAACACCAGCGACTGTGCCGAAGGCCAGATGCATGAGGCCGCAGCGCAACGAGTTGTGAAAACCATGCCAGGAGGATTTATAGCGTGAAGCACACAATGAAAAGCGTTATGTCGGCTCTTGAGCGGGCCAAGGCGGACGGCGATAGAAGGTTGCCGGTTATGACTTCTAACCAATGCCACGCCCTGGCCGTAGAACTGAACAAAGATGAAGCGGAAACGCTCCGAGAGCAGCTCCAGGAAGCCCGCAAGCTTCTCGATATCGCGAGCGTCCGGCTTGCCACATGGCTGACGTACGCAGAGGAGCCGCGTAAACAGATCATCGAGTTTTTGGAGCGAACCCGGTGACCCTCCAATGCCCCAAGTGCGGTAACCCGGACGTGATACGTATGAGCAGCCTGCGCATTATCCACTGCCCGGATTGTCATACCGAATCGCCCTGGCCGTTGAAGGACGGCCAGAAGCCTTTGATCAATACCAGCCGAGGAGATCGGAAGAAATGAGCGAATGGATCAGCGTTAAAGAAGGTATGCCTGCGGAATGCGCATCAGTATTGGTTTCAAACGAAGGCGGAGCCGTTGCAAATATGTACTACGACGAGGGGAAATGGTTCGCTGACGGTTTCCTAAGCTCGAAGATCCCAAACATCGCTTACACCGGAGAAATTACGCACTGGATGCCCCTACCTGATCCTCCGAAACCCTAACCGTTCGACGGACCTACAAGCAATCGCAAGTTTCGTGTTGTATAGTGGCGTCACACAGTAAACGAATAAGGAGAAGGATTATGAAACGTTTTCTTTTGATGAACATCGGCTGCATCGAGTGCGGCGTATTCTCGAACGTTGTCGGTCTGTATGAGACTGAGGAAGCAGCAAACGCGGACGGCGAGAAGTGCGGAGAGCATCTGCATTGGCGTGACGGCGGCCAGAATAGCTTCGAAGTGTTCGACCTTGAAGCGCCGCAGGCCCCAGAATACGCAGCGGCTATACGCGGAGAATCAGTTGAATGAACCGCTTCAAACCGGAACAGACCGTCCGCATTAACGACACGCAGAGCGAGTACCACAAGTGCCTGGCGCGTGTCGTGAAGGTCGGTACGAAGAGCTACGACGTAACGGTAGGTGCCACCCGCCTGCGCGTCGTCCCTGAACAACTGCTAGGAGTACGCAAGCCGTGAACAAGAAACCATATGCTTGGGTCGCGATAGGTATGCGCGACGGAGACGGGGATCCTCTGAGCGATTGCATCCGGTGGACTAAGGCGGAGGCGGCATACGTAGCGACCACTTACCGGAACGGCCTAAAACGAGATCGCCCGGGGTACGTTAAAGAGCTTTTCCTAGGCGAAGATGTAGTAGCCGGAGAGAAACCATGATCACCCGCGCACAGGCTGAAGCGTTATTGACCCTGGCCGAGTCGCTGGAAGCGTGCGCCGCCTTGATCCCAAAGCAGGAAACCTGACATGGATGACGCCGACTTCATGTTCCTTACCGTGCTCTGCCTAATTGCAATCGCGTTCTACTTCGCCTAGGAGGCGCCATGCTTCAGCCGCCAGTATCTGACTTAACCCCATGGCTGCCCGGCCACTGGATCACGCAAACCGGGTACGCACTGAACGAAAAGGATGTAGAGGTCGGCGTCAAAGACGACCGCCGCTGCGTAGATATGCAGACCACCGTGTCTGTAGTGGATTCGATAATGGAAAAGGTGATGCGCAAATGAATATCGATTGGTATGGAAACGGTCTGCCGCCGGTTGGCGTTGAGTTCGAGTGGCGCTACGGCGACCACGCATGGAAGAAAGGTATCGCGCTTTATATCGGCAGCGTGTACGCGATACTTCGTTCCTATGACGCGGAGCAGCATTACTACCTGCGTGACATGCAGTTTCGACAATTGCGTACTCCAGAGCAGATCGCCGAATATAAGCGTTTGCACGAGATCAGGAACGCCTGCACCGCGATCAATTCAAAGGTAGCTGACTACAACGTAAACCTAGATTGCAGCGCAGCGATGCGCGCCGCTATCGAAGCGATGATAGACGCCGGCTACCGCAAATTCGAAATCGTCAAGGAGGATGTATGACCAACCTGGTATTGACACGCAAAGCCGGCCAAGCGGTGCGGCTGATCATCGACGGCGTAGCGGAATACGTTGACATCCTCGATGTGTGCGGTGGGTTCTGCAAAATGCGGATCTTGTCCACGCTCCAGGTTGAACGCGTCCGGTTCCGTGACTCCCTGCGAATTGCTGAAGGGATCAGCGTCCAGGTTGTGGACCTGGCCAAAGGCCACGCAAAGCTCAATTTCACCGCACCGCGGGAAGTACAGATCCTGCGTACAGAACTGATAAAGGAGAAGGAAGAATGACATTTCCATGGTGGACTCTTTATCTGCTCAGCTTTGATTTCGCTGTGCGCCTTACTCTTTCAGGAGTGGCTCTCACGATAGTAACTACGTGCCCCGCATTCGAAAAATGGAAATGGCAGCGTAAAGCCATTATTTCGACAGGACTGCTGACAGCATTAGGGTTCCTGCTCGGAATTTGGTCTGCGCCGCCATGAACCGCTATCCCTGCCGCTGCAGGCGCTGCGATGGCCGCAGAACACTTACGCAGCTACCAGAGAACATGCGCAACGGCTGCAAGTGCAAAGCGTACCGGGGAGCTCGAGCAAAAGGCATAGAGCCGATCGTGCATTGCGACTGCGGCGGCACGTACCGGGTAGATTGGTATCGCAAGAAGAAAGAACACAAACAACTGGGGTGCAAATGCTCGGGCTTCCCGTTCGACAACGGTACCCACCGCAAAGGCAGTTCCAGCCCATCGAACGGGTGGTACTGCATCCATAACGTGAAAGGAGAAGGAAATGCACACTAAAGCACCCTGGAAAGTTGTAGAGAATGGCGGCCGCATGGTCGGTGTCATGTCTAAAAACGATTGGGTCGTCTATAAAGCCGGGCAAGACCGGATGTCGACTGAAGAGATCGAAGCTAATGCCCGCTTGATCGCCGCCGCACCGGATCTACTGGAGGCACTCCACGGCGTCCTGCGCGTAGCGGATCGCGCCACGGATGAATTCGACGCAGCTCGCGCTGCTATCGATAAAGCTACAAGCAATAGCAATTAATCCACTTGACATACCTTGTGCCGCTCTCTACCATCTGCGGCACACCTTAACCGAAAAGGAACTTGCAACATGTCGATCGAAGCCCTGATCCAAGCCCATATCCAAACGCTGCTTGAGAACACCGAAGCCGTCAAGCTGCTGACCCTCTCCCTGGCCGGCCGTACGCCTACCGCTGAAAAGGCGAAGGTTGATCCGAAGCCGAAAGAAGAACCTAATACCGAAGTGAAAACTGAAGTCAAGGAAGAACCGAAAGCGGATCCGAAAGACGAAGACGTTTCTACCCTCGGCGTTCCCTACGAAACTGTCCGCGCATTGGTGCTCAAACTGGCCCCGACGCAGCGTGACGCGATCAAGGCGCTGAACGCCAAGCACGGTATTGCGAACCTCAAAGTGCTTCTGGACAAAGAAGACGACTTCAGCACCGTGAACGACCAGGCGAAGCTGGAAGCCGTTTACGCCGATCTGCAGGCACTGGAGGCGTAAGCCATGACAATCAAATCATTAGTATCTTCGCAAACTGAACTTTCGCTACCAGGTTTTCCGATCCTTATGGAAAGCAAAAGAGGAACAGTTTTTCTCTTTAAGGGTCCCAAGTACGCCGTCTGCTTGAAGGTAGGGGCCGGGAGCGCATGGGAACTCGGTGAAGTAAAAAGGGCCACTATGCTCGGCATGGAAGTTTTCAAAGGTGCGCTTACGCTGGAGAACGAATAATAATGGGCACTCACGCACTACTTTCCCCATCGGGTATGCCAGCAGCCATTCGCTGCTTGGCTAAGCCGCACCGGGAACGCGGGTTGCCCGACCAGTCGAGCAGCTTTGCGGACGAAGGCACCGCAGCGCATTTCCTGATGGAACAATGCCTGCTCGAAAACAAGGACGCTAAAGACTTTCAAGGTCTGCGCATCCAGGTAAAAGACGGCTTAACCGAGTTCCATACCTCCGGACAATATCCGGTCGGGCTCGACATGATCGGACCAATGCAGAAGGCTTTGGATTACGTTCGGGATGTCGCCGATGGCGCGACGATCTACACCGAACAGAAGCTCAGCATTGCGCACATCACCGGAGAGCACTGGCACAAGGTCACAGGCGCTGTCTGCTTCAAGAATGACGCCGGCCAGTACGTCGACTTCGACAACGGCGATCTATATGGCGAAGACGAAGTAGAACCGGCCACCGGCACCACTGACGTTTGGATCATCAAGGGCAGTGTTGCCCACTCGATCGATCTTAAGTGGGGAATGGGCGTCCAAGTTTTTGCCAAGGATAACGAGCAGCAGGAAATGTACACCGACGCCGGGCTGCAGGAGTTTGACTTCGTAGGCGAAGTTGAAGAGATCCATTTGCATATCCTTCAGCCGCGTTTGCAACACTTTGACGAACACATCATGACTCGCGCAGAACTGGATGCGCGTATCGATCTGATCCGTAAAGCGTCCAAGGAAATCGCGTTCACGCCTAGCGAAATGCTTCCAGCGACACCCGGCGAGAAGCAGTGCAAGTTCTGCAAGCGCGCAGCGACATGCAACGAGCGTACCGATCACACTATGGAGCTAATCGTGGGCGAATTCGTGGATCTCGATAAAGGTTTCGTCAAGGTTCAGATAGAACAAGCCGAGAAGCTGCTTGCGCAGAGCTTCGGGGTGAAGCCGGCAGCTGTCGAATTGGACTGGGAAGCCAATAGCGAGCACTACCCGTTCTTCACCGTCAAGAAGCCAAGCATTCGGCCATCGCTGGAAGCGGCAACCGAAGCGGTAGCCACGGCTGACGATGAGCGTTTGGCGACCCTGATGGACGCCGCCGACATGATCGAAGGCTTTGCCAAAGCGGTACGCGCTGAAATTGAGCGGCGCCTATTGGCCGGCAAGTTCACCGATGCTCGCTATAAACTGGTCGAAGGTCGGCAGAGTGCCCGTAGCTGGACCAGCGAGGAGGAAGCTGAAGCCGCGCTGAAGGCGATGCGCTTGAAGGTCGACCAAATGTACGACTTCAAGCTGATCAGCCCTACAACGGCGGAGAAGGTCTTGAAGGAAGCCAACCCACGCAAGTGGAACAAGCTACAGCCTTTGATTGGCCGTAGCGATGGCAAGCCATCTGTAGCACCGGCCAGCGATAAGCGTCCTGCGCTCAACCTGGCGATTGCCGAGCAGTTTGAAGATCTGCCGGCGGAAGTAGAAGAGTTCAAAACGGCTAATGAGCAGATCATTGAAGCACTCGTCGCTGTAGAGCAGGAAACCGTTGTCGAAGATAACTTCGACGATCTCGTGTAAGAAATACCAACGACATATACTGAGGATTTACCATGAAACATACTTTCCAAAACGCCCGCATTTCCTTCCCAAACATCTTCGAACCGAAGGCATCCGAAAGCGGTTCGCTGCAGTTCAGCGCGGCTTTCCTCTTCGACCCCGCTCACCCAGGTATCGCCGGACTAGATGCGGTGATCGACCAGGTGGGCAAAGCCAAGTGGGGCGACAAGTGGGGCGCGGTTAAGAAGGAACTGAAGGCGGGCGACAAGCTGCTGACCCACAACGGTGACAGCAAAGCCTCCCTGGCCGGCTACGAAGGCAATCTGTACTTCAACGCCTACAACACGGTGCGTCCTACTGTCGTGGACCGCGATCGTAGCCCCCTGGTGGCCGCAGACGGCAAACCGTACTCCGGCTCCTACGTCAACGTCATCATTGACGTATGGGCGCAGGAGAACAAATACGGCAAGCGCGTTAACGCCCAGCTTCAAGGGATTCAGTTCGTCAAGGACGGCGAAGCGTTCTCCGGCGGCGGCACCTCGGCAGACGCCAGCGATTTCGAAGAGATTGCCGAAGGCGCGGACGCGGAAGACCTTGCCTAAAAGGTTATCCGGATAACCATTCGAAAAGCCCGGCTTGCGTCGGGCTTTTTGTTGACCGCTCGTCGGGATACGCAAGACAATACAAGTATCACGTTGTACAGTTCACCTATCGAAACCAAACAATAGGGAGAAGGGAAATGACTTTCAGGTGTTCAGACCATGTTCGTATTGCTGATGATCTCGGTTACAGCATGTCGCACTTCACAAAAGGCTGTGAAGCTATCGTCCAATATTCGTATTTCGATTGCTTCGGCCACGGGAGCAAAATCGAATATTGTGTTTTGCTGAAAGGTAGCGGCTCCTGCTCTTGGTATAGAGAAGACCAACTGACCCTTATCGCCCAACAGCAGAACGCTCTGCATGTGCAGTGGATAGAAGAACTCCCGCCCCGGCTTCAGGATCGAGATGGGTTTATGGGCGGGTATTGGAAAGGCTTTGAAGCCGGTTTGAGGGCTGCAAAATGAACATCACATTCAGCATCCAGTGCTACAAGAAGCTCCGCGCCAAGGGGTACAAACCCGCCGCCGCGCTCTATGCAGCCAAGTTCTACAAATCCCGCTATCAGTTCATCGTTTAGGAATCGCCGCCATGCAATTTCAGACACTCACGCCTATCCTTCTGCCCCACGGTTATGTCGACTGGGTTCGCCCATGGCGCGTTCCTGAAGGAGGGCCGGTGTACCTGTATGGTGAAGACTTCAGCAGCCCTTATTGCCCCATCATTATCGAGGTGATCAATGACAGCGTTTGAACAAGGCTACGCGGCCTTCCTTAAAGGCTTGCAGCGCGACGAGAACCCCTTTGACGCTGAGACCTGTTCCTTCTCCATGAAGCGTTGGGCTGACGGCTGGAACAAGGCCTACCGCGCACGGCAGGAGAAGCAGACATGATTATTTTCATTATCGGCGTTTTGCTTATCTCGGTCGGCGTATCGCTATTTGCGGGTGCCATAGTACGGGCCGCAGATGATAGGGACGAGTTATGACCGGAATAAGACTGGTAGAAGCACGGTGGGGCGTCGAATTCTGGAAACTGGTATCTGATTTCGCCGAGCAGGGGCTATCCCGTTTCGATACGGCTAGGGCATTAGGGTATTCCCCCCAAGGTTTCTGCCACCTGCTCTCTCGCACACCCTCTAAAGATCCCTTCGATCCCTCCTCGCGCTCACTGGCGTACCTGAAAGATACCGGGGAGAACTTTCGCCAAGCCTTGGAGCGCATGTCCCTTGAACAACGCAGCTGGGCCTACGCTGCCCGCGCGATTGGGTACAGCGACGGGCACACCTTGAAAAAGGCCGCACGGCACCGAGGCATAACCGTGGAGATGAATTCCAAACACCCTGGGCGCCCCCGGCTGCATCCAGTTCCCGAAAAACGCAGTGACTTAACGCTCAACTGGCCGAACTGGTCTGAGGTGTACGCCATGGGCGGCCTCCCAGTTCCTGAGAAATGGAAAAGGAAAAAGGCATGAACCTCGATAAATGCATTTTCCTCGACACAGAAACATTCTGCGAAACGCCCATCAACAACGGGACGCATCGTTATGCAGAAGGCGCCGAGATCATCATGTGGCAGTGGGCGGTCGGCGAAGGCGAAGTGATTATTCGTGATGGGGATGAAGACGTTTCGGATCTAATGGAACTACTGACCGATCCGTCTTACGAGAAGGTGATCCAGAACAGTGCGTTCGACCGTACCGTAATGACTCACGCGATAGGCTTCACGATTCCGGTAGAAGAGACGTTCGATACGATGGTGTGCGCTATGGCTCACTCGTTACCAGGCGCTTTGGAAAAGTTGGGGGATATCCTCGGGATCGCGAAGGACAAGGCGAAGGACAAGGCGGGTAAAGCGTTGATCCAGTTGTTCTGCAAGCCCCGGCCCAAGAACCAGATCCTCCGGCGCGCTACTCGCGAAACGCATCCCGTCGAGTGGGAAGCCTTTCGCGAGTACGGGCGTCTCGACATCGAAGCTATGCGTGAGATCTACAAAAAGCTGCCGCGGTGGAATTACCGGGGGTTCGAGCGCGACCTGTGGTGTTTAGACCAGAAGATTAACGAGCGAGGAGTAATGCTCGACATCGACCTGGCCCACGCGGCTATCCGTGCCAGTGAGAGAGCGCAGAAGCAGTTAGCGAAGCAGGCTCACGATATGACATCCGGCGCTGTGACCAGCGCCAACCAGCGTGATCGAATGCTTGAACATATCCTCGAAGAGTATGGCATTGCACTCGCCGATTTGAAGGGCTCGACAATCGAAAAGACCCTGGCCGACGTGGACATGCCTTTCGAACTAAAAGAACTCCTGATGGTGCGCGTGGAGGCTTCTCGCACGAGCGTATCGAAGTACAAGCGGGTTATCTCAGGATCTAGCAGCGACGGACGTATGCGCGGCACGGCGGCCTTCTGTGGCGCCCTCCGAACTGGAAGGTGGGCGGGTCGGCTTCTGCAGCTGCAAAACTGCCCCCGTCCTACGATCAAAAATAAAGAGATCGATCTATGGATCGAAGCCCTTAAAGCGGATGCGGAAGACCTAGTATGACAACGGTGATGGAAGCGTGCAGCAGCGCGGTTCGCGGCCTTATAACCGCGCCCCCTAAAAAGAAATTGGTTATAGCAGATTTGTCAAATATTGAGGGCCGTGTACTCGCATGGCTGGCCGGTGAAGAATGGAAGCTTCAGGCGTTTCGTGAATATGACACGCAGATGGGTCTAGACGGGCGCTGGTACATCGGAGACGAGCTGCGATCGGCTGTCCTAGCCGGTACGCCGATTCCTGTCGAGCTGAACGCCAAGGGCGATCCGGTAACGCTCGGCTCCGACCTCTACAAGCTCGCCTATGCGAAAGCTTTCGGCGTAAAAGTGGAAGACGTGGACGGTATGATGCGCCAGATCGGCAAGACCATGGAACTGGCTTGCCTGGGCGGCGATACCCTTGTACTGACGAAGGAGAAAGGATACATTGCCATTCGGGATGTAACTACAGACGTTCAGTTATGGGATGGTGAAGAATGGGTGCAGCATCAGGGGCTCTTGGCTCGCGGTGTTCGGCAGGTTGTGAATGTTTCAGGCATTCAGGTAACGCCGGATCATTTGATCAAAACCGGGACAACCTGGAAGCCGGCAGGGCTACTCGCTACAAACGAAAGCATCCTCTGCCAAGCATTGGAGACAGGTTCGAAGAGCTTACCGTGGTCGGACACAACATCGGTCCATCGGGAGGCCCGTCAGCCCTGGTTACCGTCCAGTGCTCCTGCGGCGCTGAGCCCCATGCCGTTTATGACTACAATTTGCGCAACGGTAAATCGACTCGTTGCAATGCTTGCGCAAAGATCAAAGCAGGCCACTGGCGGAAAAACTTTTGGGCCTACGCCGACATCGTTCCTTCCGATGACCATCGACGGCGTTTGCTCAACAGAATTTCAGCCTGCCTCAACCGGTGCCACAATCCAAAAGATGCCAACTTCAAGAACTACGGCGCCCGCGGTATCCAAGTGTTCGAACCGTGGCGCACTGACCGTCGTGCCTTCTTGGCTTACCTCGTCACCCTTAAAGATTGGGATAAAGCGGCTTATGAGATCGACCGCGAAGATGTTGACCGCGGTTACGAGCCGGGCAACCTCAGGTTCATTACCAGAACCCAAAACGCCGGTAATCGACGAAAAGTCAGCACTATGCAAGCCACCATCTTGCGACTCGAATCTGAGAATCGAGACCTACGACATCGCCTTAAGCGGGCCGAGGAACTGCTTCTCGATTCTCTCTGAACACGGGCCATTGATCGCCCACAATTGCGGCTACGCCGGCGGTGTAGGTGCCTTTATTACCTTCTCGCTGGCGTTCAACATCGACTTGGAAGCAATGGCCGAGAAGGCGGTTAGCACGATTCCGAAGACCACCCTTGACGAAGCCTCTAGCTTTCTCGAATGGCAGCTAGGCCAGGGGAAGAGTCAATATGGGTTGAGCGATCAAGCGTTCATCGTCTGTGATAGCTTCAAGCGCCTGTGGCGCGAGGCGCACCCTAACGTGGCGAGCTACTGGAAAGAGCTGGAGAACGCCTGTAGGAACGCGATTAACAACCCCGGACAGACGTTGACTTGCCGTATGCACAAAGTCCGTCGCGACGGCGCTTGGCTTCGAGTGATGTTGCCTAGCGGTCGATACCTTTGCTATCCGTCGCCGCGCGTAGAGGACGATGGGCAAATTACGTTCATGGGTATCAACCAATATTCCCGAAAATGGGAGAGATTGCGCACATATTCTGGGAAATTGGCGGAAAACACTACACAAGCAGTTGCAAGGGATGTACTTGCGCACTCAATGCCGAGGATCGAAACATGGCGCCCATAGAGTTTGAATCCGGCCTGGAGATCGTCGTAACCGTACACGACGAAGTGATCTGCGAAGCACCCGATGATCCCGCTTTCTCCCATTCCATCCTGTCAGCCCTCATGGCCCAAGGCGAAGACTGGACAGAAGGCTTACCGCTCGCCGCCGCCGGCTTCGAAGCGTATCGCTACCGGAAAGGTTGACTACAAGTCGAATCTTGCATAAGCTTGCGTACAAATAGAGGAGAGCAAGCTTTGACCGCTTACTACAACGAATTTGACCCGTACGCAGCACAATGGCTGCGCAACCTTATTGCCGCCGGGCATATCGCGCCCGGTGTTGTTGACGAACGGAGTATTGAAGATGTCACACCTGCAGACCTCGTCGGATTCACCCAGTGCCATTTCTTCGCCGGCGTCGGCGTGTGGGGCCTCGCCCTGCGAAACGCAGGATGGCCCGACGACCGACCAGTGTGGACCGGCTCCTGTCCTTGCCAGCCTTTCAGCGCGGCAGGCGCTGGAGCTGGGTTTAAGGACCCAAGACACCTTTGGCCAAGTTTTGCCTGGCTCATCGGACAGTCTAAACCTCCAGTCATCTTTGGAGAGCAGGTTGCGAGCAAGGCTGTCGAACCTTGGGTCGACCTTGTACATGCTGACGTGGAAGCCCTGGGTTACGCCTTCGGGGCCATCCCGTTTCCGTCTGCGGGCGTCGGTGCGCCGCACATCCGAGACCGGATTTACTGGGTGGCCGACTCCGACGGCGAGCGACAGCCGGGGACTTCCGGGCACCAAGCCGGATGGATCAATGAAGCGGGAACTGACCGATATAGCCACCCTGGCCGGATGGCCAACACCCAGGGCGGCAGACGGAGAGAAGAACGTCAGGACGCTGGAGGGGAGTCTTTCGGAGATAGCGAGAAAGGGTGGCCCGCAGGATCTGAGCATGGCTGCGGCGATCTGCCCACCGGCCTGGTTAACGGCCGGTGGGCAGATGCTGACTGGCTCAGCTGCCGGGATGGAAAGTGGCGGCCAGTTGAACCCGGCACATTCCCGCTGGCTAATGGGGCTACCTCAAGAGTGGGACGACTGCGCGCCTACGGAAACGCTATCAACGCTGAAGCGGCGCACGAATTTATCGCAGCGTACTTGGCGTAAGATTGCCGACGAATACCTGTATGGCGACCTCGTTTAAGGAGTATTGAAATGCTAGAACGCGATATCGAAGCTTACCTCGTCAAGCGCTGCAAAGAGATCGGCGCGCTTTGCGACAAGTTCACCAGTCCCCAGCGACGTTCGGTCCCCGATCGGCTGATCACGTTCGGCGGTCGCGTGTTGTTCGTTGAGCTGAAAGCGACCGGCAAAAAGCCTACCGAAGCTCAGGTGCGCGACCACGAGCGTCGCCGTGCTGCAGGTGCCGAAGTGGTTTGGCTGGATAGCAAAGAGGCGGTAAACGTGATTATCGCATGGCTTTTGGAAGGTTGGCTGCGCGAGGAATTGAGCGTTGACGAAGAATTCAAGGTGGTTTGCTGATGAGCTTATTTCAATGTGAAGAATGTGGATGCCGGGACAACACCGCTACCAGCGGCTATTGGTTTCGCAACGACAAAGGCAATCCGTGCGAAGGCCGCAAGCTATGCGCAGCCTGTGACCCGAGCATCGGCAAATGGCATCGGGTGTTCAAGCGCGAGTATCTGCCCAAAGGTGAGTTTTTCACGAACCCTCAAGGGAATCTTGAGCATAAGACTACCGGCGAACTCTGCCACGAATACTTAGCCCGGATGAAAGCTAATGGCAATTGACTTCATCCCTCGCCGCTATCAGGAACTGATCGGCGGCTTCATCGTCGGCAATAAGCGTTGCGCTGTCTGGTCTAGCCCTGGCACTGGGAAAACCGGTGCCACTCTGTCCGCGCTCGAAGACCTGACGTTCGTCGAGGACGTGTACCCCGCGCTTATAGTTGCGCCGCTCCGTGTCGCACGAACCACATGGCCTAACGAGGTTCGCAAGTGGAACCACCTCAAGCATCTGCGCGTCGTTGTCGTCACCGGCACTCTGAAGGAACGCCGCGCCGCGTTACGCATTCCAGCGGACATCTACACGACCAACTTCGAGCAATTGCCCTGGCTGGTCGAGGAGCTGGGTGATCGATGGCACTTCAAGACTGTTGTAGCGGATGAGGCGACCAAGTTGAAGGGGTTCCGCTTACGGCAGGGCACGCAGCGCGCCAAGGCACTTGCGCGGGTGGCACACACAAAGGTCAAGCGCATCATCCTCTTGACTGGTACGCCCAGTCCTAACGGATTACAGGACCTGTGGGGGCAGATGTGGTTCGTCGATAAGGGCGATCGCCTTGGCCGAACCTTCGACGCCTTCAAGCAGCGATGGTTTCACGCTTCGCACACAGGGTTTGGCGTAGAGGCGAATGACAATGCCCAGGCGCAGATGCAAGAAGCGTTGCGCGACGTGTGTATCACGATCGACGCGGCCGACTGGTTCGACCTTGAAGCGCCGATCATCAACAAGATCATGGTTGATCTGCCGGCCGCGGTACAGGTCATGTACAAGCAGATGGAGAAACAGTTCTTCCTGGAGCTGGAAAGTGGAACGCAGATCGAGGCACTGAACGCTGCGGCCAAGTCGATGAAGCTCATGCAGGTGGCGAATGGCGCGATGTACCTGGAAGGCGGCGAAGCATGGGAGGTTGTGCATAACGAGAAGCTCGAAGCGCTCGAAGAAATCGTCGAGGAAGCCGCCGGTATGCCGATCCTGTGCCTATACAACTTCAAGAGCGACCTAGCGCGCCTCAAGAAGCGATTCCCAGATGGTATCGACCTGTCGCAGAAAGGGGCGCTGGAACGCGCTCAGGCAGGCGAAGGGCGGATCTGGTTCGGTCATCCGGCCAGTATGGGCCACGGGGTCGATGGTCTGCAGTACCACACGAACATCATGGCGTTCTTCGGGTACTCGTGGTCGCTGGAGAACTACCTGCAAGCGATCGAACGCATTGGGCCCACCCGCCAGTTGCAAGCCGGCTTCAAGCGTCCCGTGTTCATGCACATGATCATGGCGAAAGACACGATCGACGAACTGGTACTGGAACGCCTACACAGCAAACGCGAGGTGCAGGATGTTCTCATGGAAGCGCTTAAACACCGCGGTTATTTGAGCAAGGAGGACGCCGCATGATGTGGGGTAGCGTTTGCCCGATGCATCCAGAACTCGAAGGAGAACGCCATAACGGCGGGAATTGCCCCGAGTGTGTGAAGGTAACTAAAGCAGCTTACCTCGAACGGACTCGGGAAAAACGCTTAGCGGAAATGAAAAAGTATCGTGAGAAAAACAAAGAACGTGTCGCGCAGATTAGCAGGGATTGGGTAGCAGACAACCGTGATTACGTTCGCTGCTCAAATCTTCGACGCACGGGTTTCACCTTAGCTCTCAAGAATGAATGCATTGAGATTCAGGGAGGAAAATGCGCGATTTGCCAAGTAGATTTTAAGACTCTCCCGCGGCGTGAAGTGCATGCCGATCACTGTCACGATAGTCAGCAGCCTCGGGGCGTTTTATGCCACCACTGCAATACTGGTCTTGGCGCTTTTCGTGACGACCCGGAGCGTCTATCTCGAGCGATTGAATATCTTAAAAACCCGACACTGGAGCCACTCGTATGACTATTGAATCAACACTGGAAGAACGCGGTAATCGGTACGGCAGTTTTGAGCATCACGCGGCTATCGCCCAAGAGCTACAGCAAGTTATGCAACGGGAAAACGGGTGGCTGTTGCTGGCCTCAGACCAGCGCCAAGCGCTTACCGTGATCGCTGACAAGATCGCCCGGATGCTGAACGGCGATCCCACTTATCGCGATAACTGGCATGACATTGTTGGCTACGCGAAGCTGGTTGACGATCGCATGGCACGCGATGAGGCGAAAACCAAATGACCAATTTCTTCGGCGCTCGCATGGTGCGGGTCGCGAAAAGGAGTGAAGCGGAATGAAATACCCTTGGTTACGAGAACCTATGACGCTCGAGTACATGGTGTTGCATTGTGTGGAAGACGCTGGCGGCTGCGTTCACCATTTCACGATGCAGCTCTTCCAGCAGAAAGGTATTCCTTTTACTACACGGCAGGTAGCGGGAGCGCTACAGCGTGCTAAGAAACGGGGTCTAGTAGAGAACGTCGGTAGCTACTGGAGAATCCCTCAGTGAAAATCCTAGCCATGCTCTACATGCTAACCACAAACGGCCCGGTGCCAGTGGCCGCGTACTTCACGCAGGACGCCCAGGTTATCTGCCAGGCGACAGCCGCTGCGCAAAATGCAACTGAGGAAGAGGAGTATTACTGTGAGTAAACCTAAGCATAAATTCCGTGGAAAAGGGCGCTACATCGGCCACGGGTATTCGACTACAGATTTTGCCAAGCGTCCGGCGAAGAAAGAATTCAGTTACGCGCATCACATAGCGGAAGAGTGCAAACAGTTCTTTCTTCCGTGGGTTTGGCTGCACGACAAGTTCAGGCATTCGGCTACGAAAGTGAAAGATCGCCATTTGACAAAGCTTCAGAAGTACGCGGGTCGCGCTAGAGGCTTACCTCGCTGACCGCTTCCTCAATTCCGACCGGCAGAACTGCAACTCGGCGAACTGCCGGTCGAGTCCTCTTCGCAGATCCCGATAAGCGCGTCCAGCTTCGGCTGTAAGTTCTGCGGTTCCGCTGACAGCTCCGCCGGGAATGGTTCCATCAGCGCGCACTGCTGGACAACTGGCTTTGATACGCAGCCGCTTAGTGCCATCAGCAACAGCCCGCTCAAGAGCACTCGTCTCATTCTCTTTACCTACCTTGTACTCGATGAAGGTTTGCCGGATGGCTTCTGTCTGTGTGCGCGACGCGATTAGCTGTTGGTTCACTGCGTCCACGTTCGCGCTGATCGCCGTAGCGGTTGCCAGATTGCGTTCCTGTACATTGGTCTCCCACCGTAACCCCTGGACGTACCACGCGCTGCTAGCGCCTACCAGGAGCGCCAGCGCGTATCCGTAAGCGGAATTAAAGACCATACGCTTTCATCGCATCGGCGTAGCTCTTCGTCCACTTGGCGCGAAGCTCTTCAGGCTGTCGTGCGTAGGCGCCAGGACGCCAGGTGCGCAGATAGAGTTGCCACGCGGCCAGGGCGTCACCAGCGTACGGCATTGACTTCGGATCGGTGTAGTAGAGGAGGCGGGCTAGTGCTGCAGCGAGGACTGGATCAGTCTTAAGCGCTTGCGTAATAGAGCCGGCGTCAAAGGAAACTTTGCGCGCCGTGCAAACCGCACGAGTCAAATCCTCCACGGCATCGTGTGTCATCACCCCCTTTACACCGCCGCCCTTTTCGAACTGATAGTCGCCGACCGCGGGGCCGCCTACCTGCTGCGCTAGGCGTTGCGGATTCTCTTGGCGCGACGTGGCGTAGAGCAGGACGGAAGCATCTTCGGAATTCATCTTGGCCGGCAGCAACGCGAGACCCGCAGCAATATCCGCTTTAAGAGTCATAAGAACATTCTCGTATTGATAGGCGGGATCATCTTCGCCACGTTACCGCGTGCCCTGACTAGTAAGCCGAGAAGACAACCGAAAGCTAGTATGAGCAGCGCGTGGACCATTGCCGGCCCCGGCTTGACGATGCTGAAGGTTATCAGCGCGAAGAGCCCGACGTTAGCTGAGGCGATCCCTATGGCGAGCATGGAGACGCCCCAGCGTTGTCGTGAGTGACTCTCGTTGTACAGGAAGATGATCAGGAAGGTGGCGAAGTGGATCACGCACTCTACCCAAAGCAGAATAACGTTAAGCTCCATCGTTACCACCCCGGCTTTTGAAAAACGGAATAAGCCCGATGATGGTCTTAATCCATTCTGGCACTGGGCCATCTTTCTCGACCATGTAGCCCAATGCGGTGAACACCACGGCGATCAGCGCGGAGATTGCCCCGGCAATGATCATGGCTTTTTCGCTATAAGGCGGCGGGCCACCGTACCAGTAGATGCCGCCGCCATAGCCCATACCGAATGAGAACACGGAAAGAAAGAATCGTTCACGCAAACTGGTAGCTCGTGGGGCGGCCATGTAGAAGCAACAACCGATGGCCGCCCCGGCGAAGGCAAAACCGTTTATCCCCGCTAGCAGCGCGCATACCCAGAGGTACGCGTAAAGTGAACATTGCTCCCGCATGACGTACCCCTACTTAGTTTGCGGCAGTGTATCACGCATGTGCCACTACGGCGGAAACGCGTCATCGTCAAGGTACATACGTTCGTCGTAATTTACCGCCTTCACGCTACACGTCCGAGTGCCCTGCGGCGACACATCGGTGATCAACGCGGGGAAACACCATTTTGATTCATGGCCGAACTGGATGATCGGCGGCGTGTCGATCTGCCCGCTCAAGTCCGGCACGAAGTCCAGGGTTGGGACAGTGAAGGTATAGTCGTCAACTCGGGTCGCGGTATACGGACCCGATGCAGTGCCGTCCTTACGGCGCACCAGCACTTTGTAGACGCCCGGTACGGACCAGTCTAAAGGTTCAGACGATTCGAGCGTGACAGGCGGTCCCGCGGTGTATCCTACGACTTCAGCGCTCTGCCCGTAACCTGGCGTTGTTACCCCCAACGCGACGTAATCGAAATATGCGCTATTAAGAGCATCCAATTCCGTCTTGAAGCTGTACTGCCGTTGGCGATAGACATGGCCGCGGCGGCGGCGCATGCCCCACTGCCAGGCTTTATACCGGACGCCAATACCGTCTACGCGAAGCTTCTCTACGCGCTCGCCAGCGTCGCCCGGTAGCCGGCATTCTACCGTTTCATCCTGACGCGTAATGTGATCGTAATACTCCACGTCCACGCCGTCGAAATCGTCCGGCTGATCCGGCATCGTGAAATCGTAGGACAGAGGGTCGAGCATCACTTGCGGATTATAGACGTGATCGAACGCCGGACCTCTCGGTTCATCACGCACCGGAACCAATACCCCGCGATCAATGGTCAGCTCCGAGAAGCCTACCGACAGAACGTCAATCAAGTTTGACTTGACGGTTCCCGCGCTTGTGACGATGCGATCGTAGGTATCCCCCCGAGGAGTCCACCGCGTCGATTCCAGGCGTTCCAGTTCAACGAGATCGATATCCGTTAAATCGTTGTATCCCACGTTCCGGATGATGTGACCGACCGCTGCGGAGATCTCACGAGTTGGCTGCGCTGTCTGCCAAGCGCCATCGCGGAGCACCGGGAGCATTCGCGTACATGCCAGGTTGATTAAGCTTTCGCTCTGCGAGGAGAGGCGATCGCCGCCACGCAGGTTGCAAGTTAGAACCGTCGTATCGGCGTAGGAGGTAGGCGACGAACTAAGCATCAGGCCTTTGAGGGCTTTCCACATCATGGTGTCGTTCTGTTCTTTGTCCGGGTCGCCGCTCCCCTGGTTGACGAAGATTTTCTTCACCCGTACTTCAGGACGCATCGTATACGGCAGATCGATCCGGTACGTGTATCCCTGGGCGTCTAGCGTATTGTCCGTTGCCTGAATAGTTGTCGCCGTCCATGCGCCGCCGATAGCCATGTCCCGATATTCCAACGACTGATAGCCGACCAGTGCACCATAGTTGCCCTGCGCGTCGAGGAAGACCAAGCCGCTAGGATAGAAGATGTCGACTTCGATTGCGGTTACTACCTGTCCGACGGGGCACGCGGGGAAAGGCCCGCGGTATCCCGCAGCGAAGTTAGAGCTGTCCAGTAGCACTTGCGCGACGTTAGAACTATTGGCGTCCCAACCGGGCCATGAGTTGTCATCAGTGCCGTCGGCGCGGATACGCTTCACCTGCATCGTGTTCGTCGTAATCGCCAGTATGCGGAAACGCAGCCCTCGGTAAGACATCGACATGACCACGGGGCCGATAACCAATCCTGTACCCGCGGCGCCCCCATCATAGTCGACCTCAAGCGTAGTCGAGGTTACTGCGTGAACATTATAGAAGCCTTGGTTTTGCCCATTGATCTGGATCTGATCCCCAACGAGGAAATGGTGCTGGGCAATCGGGCCGGAGATTACATCGCGTCCGCCGGAGCCCGTACCGTCCGCCACGGTGTAATTGTAGGGCGCGGCCACGTTGACGATCAGGCCTACCGTCCAATCCGCGGGGAAGGTGCCTGCGCCGCTTGGGATCGTGACGACATCGCCGCTGAAGGAAAGCACTGATGCGGAGACGTTGGAGCTAAGAGCACTACCCACCGTCAGCTCCAGACCGGAAGCACCCGTGTTGCTCGCCCCTACTTCTGGAGCCGTGTACCAGAAAAGGTGGGCGGCATCCGCACTCAAATCTTCGCCGGGGCCATACGTGGAAAATGACGCGGCGTCCCCCAATGAGGCAAGCGGCGTCTCGCCGGTCTTGATCTCATTGGTGTTTATGAAGTAGGAGCCCTGCCCTACGGCCAGGCACATCTCAGTGCGGATATCTCGAGGCGATGCAAAGTAGCTTCGTGGAGGCACCAGGTAATCTGGATAGCGCTGTGGGTTGTAGCCGAACAGCTCCGGGCGTACGTCATTGACCTTTACCTTATTGCCTTTACTACTGGACTGATCGAGAGGTTTGCCCTGAGGCCCTGTGCTGCTATTGGGCATGCCGGGGAGCTTAGGCATCAATAGACCGAGTACCGCCTTAGCCGCGAATACCGCTAAGAAAGACGCACCGAGAATTTCAAAACCGCTTTTAGGCTCCCGGTAGATCTCCACATGATCCTTTGCGTCGAACTCAGTTGCGCGCCATTGCCAAGGCAGAACCAGGTCGCCGTTAAGATAGAGACTCATGGCTAGTTGGGTAAGGTCGGTTCCCCGATCAATACCATGGCGGTAAAGCCATTCGGCCAGGGTTTGACGTTTACGGGTCTTATACGTCTCTTTGCCTTCATCCGACAAACGACTGGCGTAAATCTCGATCATGTCCGGTCTCTATAAAAAACCACGTTGGGATAGTCTCGCATCCACCTGCGGAGCGCCACGAACTGAGGGCCGCGCTTCGCACTGGTTTCCAGTATGCGTAGCCCTGTTGGCGAAGCAAGGACGATAGCTACATGGGAGCAGATTCGCCCTGTCAACACACATGCAATAGCGCCGTGCTCCGCCTCGCAGGGCTCCAGAAGGGGGACTTCCGCCGCATACACCTCGGAGGCTTCCCTCGGCTTTTTTGGACGCAAACTGCCGTAAGACGGCAACAACCTTTGTCCTAGTTCGAAGTGGCGCGCATGGCGCACCAGGCCCCAGCAATCGAACTTATCCGGGCCGCGGCCCCCGTCTTCATAAGTGCTGTAGAGGTATTTATTAACCCAATCCATCAGAGATACCTGAGCGCCGGTGCGAAGTTAACAGTGTACAGCTTCCTCGGCCACGCAACACCGATCAGGTTGAAGTACCCGGTCTGAAGCTGCGCCACCTGCCCCTGAATCGAGCCCGAGAGCAGCGCCAGCACGTAAGGCTTCTCAGCCGGCGCCAGCAGGTTGCCGCTCAAGTATGTACGGTAGATCGCCGTTACACGGGCGTTGGCTTCGACCGCTTGGTCGATTAGCCGTGACGCTTCGCCTGTGGTGTTATCCACCGCGAAGGCTAGAGTCTGATTGCCTTTGTTGTTCTTTGCCGCCAAGGCGATGTCGATGTTCGCACCGATGAACGTAACGGTTCGAGCGTCCTCCGTTACCGCGGTAATGTCCTCGAAGCCGGTGCAGATGAACACCGACCCTACCCATGCGTCGCTGACGAGTTCGAGCGTCCGGATGATTTCATCAAGACGCTCGTTCGCCCCGGCGTTTACTTCAGCCAGGATTATGCTCATCCTACGCGATCTCGTACATGCCGGAAAACTCAAGTGTTGTAGAGTTAGCCCCCGGATAAGTATCGTCGTACTTACGGACAAAAGCAGTCTGGCTATTTGCGGCCAGTACTACGTTAAGCGCGCCCCCAGCGGTAACGTTACGGCCTGTACAGTAGAAATTTTTAGCTGATACGTTACCTGGGATAGGGGGCAGCGTAACTCGCACAGCCGTGGCTCCTGATCCGTTTGTGGTGATGAACAGATCGCAAGTAAAAAACACCTGCTTACCGATTCGACGGTAGCGCATCGCGCCCGCCGCAGTTGTAATAGTGCCGGACGATGCGGTTATGGTAGGCACATAGCTTAGCCATGCCTCGTTATAGAGGAAATCTCCAAAAACTTCACCGGTGTCCGTGATGCCGCAAAGCAGATTGTGAGTTGGAATTGTTTCAAGGTCATACGTCCCGAAACCGTAAAAATAGTTTTTACGAATCTTGTGAGTTGAATCCTCATAGACAACAGTGCGATTGATCGAGCAGTCATAGAAAGCCATGCCGACTGGGAAAGCATGATTATTCATCGCGTCAAAAATGCAGCTTACAGCAGTTGGCTCCGGGCCGGCGTCAAAATGGCAACGGCGGAATGACACGGAGTCAACGAACTTAAACCATGCGCAGACAGCGTTAGTTGCACCGGCCACGACTTCAATTCGTACCAGTTCAAAATCCGTAATCCATGTGTCGTTCTGCTGAGCGTAGTTACCATCCATGTACAGGCCGACACTGTTCGGCTGGAACAATGCGATATTGATCTGACCGAACTTGTTGAAGACGTTGTAGTTACCGGTCGGGGCTCCGCCTCCAAGAACACTCATACCGGTTTCTTTCGGGTTAACAATCTTTAGGTCTTCGAAGTCGCAGCCGCTGAAAGAGTTGAGCGCCATGCCGGAGCAAAGCGCGTTGCACTCAAGGAAAAAACCGCTGACTCGACAATCTGAAATTCGGCCGGCTACGCTAATGATCGCAGCCGGAGAACTTGCACCGGCCCAAGAGAGGATAGTAGGAACCTGTGCACCGCTGATAGCAAAACCAGCGCCCTGGCCGATTAACTTAATACCGTTGCGCGTGGATGGCGTAGTGGCCGCATCGCCGTTACCTAACTTGAGGGTGGTTACCTTGGCTTTACCACCAGGTATCCGCACCGTGCCGCCATTCAGCGGCAACGCATCAATAGCGGATTGGATGGCAACGGTGTCATTGGTCACGCCATCGACCTTCGCGCCAAACTGAAGGACCGACCAGTCGTTGTACTGGGTGAGCTTCCAACGGCCTCCGTCCGTAGCGACGATCACTGAGCCCCCGTTGTCCGGTGAAGCTACATCGGTGCCGTCATAACGGTAAGAGCCGCCGCCACCGTCTCCGGCGAGATAATAACCCGCGACGAAAACATGATGACTGCCGGTAGCAGGAAGCGCTTTCAATGCGGCAATAGTATCGACAACACGTCCTACGCCGTACACGAGCGCAGACCCCATAAGCGGATCGCTACTGCCTAGGGCGGCACGCAGCGCAGCGTCACCTACAGACACGAACTTTGGCTGATCCGTTACCCAATTATTTACAGTGGTATACGGCAGGCTGAGCGCAGGCCCTGCGCGCCAATAATCCCCGTCCTTCGAAAAGATCTGATTAGGCCGCGTAATGGTGAGAGGGCCATCGGCGTCATAGTCGCCGATAAACTCATAGCCGGACTGGAGCAGAAACGCTGCGAAAGCCGCTTCGAATCCCGCCCAAGTCTCGCGACGCTTGCCGAACCGGTCAATGAACGCGGGGGCAACAGAGTTCATCGCGTCGTCAAAATTCGAGGCGTTGTCGTAAAGGTCTTTAGGCGACGTAGACCCAAGAGGATTGCCTGTTAGATAAGTATTGGTCATGTGAATCCTTACACTGTAGATATGAAAGTGTTGAATTGGATTGCTTGGCCGGAACCTATGTTCAGGCACTTGATTGTGCCGTCCGTCCCGACTAGTACCCTGGGAGGTAAAGAGCCTATAGCAGGAGTGGCCGCTGGGCCTGCAACCACGGGGATAGTAATGGTTTGGGTTGGTCTGAATCCCGAGGGAAGAGTGCCAACAACGGTGTTATCTGTAACAACTCCGCCAGTTACTACAACCTCAATTTGCACCATATCAAATACTTTACGGTAGGCGGCTCGCGCTCCAGCTACCCAGCTATTTGACAATGGCAGGTTAGTGAATCCACCAAGAGCAACGCCCGCTGTAACCCGACCTTTAGCATCAACTGTGACCCCTTGGTATGTCCCCGCGCCGACCCCGCTGTTCGCCAAGGTGATAGCCGCCGTAACGTTTGCCGTGCCGTTGAAGTTCACGGTCCACGTTGCATCGCCAGTGGTCGAGATGCTGCGCGAGGTAGTAAGACTCGCCGCGCTGCCGGTGATGCTGGTGATGTCAGTGTTCACACCGGATGCTGCGGCTGCCAGGGCGGCACGGGCGGCGTCGGCGTCGGCGATTCCCCCCAATGTTCTACCTAACGACGTCAAATCGTACGTCGCAAGAGTAGCGGCGCCCGTAGCATACAGCCCTTTGTTCGCTGACAGCGTAAGACTGGCGAGCGACGCAACATTAGGGCTAACCAGTGCTGCAGCGTCTTGCTCCATCTGATACCAGCTCTTACGCGCTACCCCGAGGCGGTCTGGATAGCTGGCATTTGTGCCATTCGCAAGGTTATCGAACACCGTCGCGTTGTCGTCCAGGTCGCGTGGGTCAGTAGATGGGACGGGGTTCCCGGTATTGTAATTACTCATGGCTGCGGCCAGTCCTCGTTAATTGCGGTATCCATAGCGTCTATGTAGGTCTGCCATGGGTTTAAAGGCCATTCCCGATTCATTGCAAAATCGAAAATGTCTGCATGCAAAATGTAGTCGGGCAATATCTCAGCCCATCCAGGGTCAAACAAAGGTCGATTCCTTACTTCGCAGTTTACTTGATACTTCCAGAGGAATTTCCCTGTTAGCTCCCCGCCTACTGGTGTTTCGGTAAACCGTACCTCTTGAGTATCAAAGCCTAACGGAGTAAGCAGCTCGATCTCAAACCATCCGGCGCCGACGACCTGCGCGGCCCAAGCTTCGAACAGGGATGCCTGCGGAGAAGACATAACCCAACGCAACGAAACCATAATCGGTACGTTGCGGAATTCAATCCGCTGGCGAGCCCGACCGCTGTCCATCGCCGTGCGCCGGATATTATTGACCGGTGTGAACGCGTAGTTCTCCCGCAGCGGGCAAGGCAGCCCTTCCGGGTAGGCTGGGATCGACATTAGCGGCCCGCCGTCTGCAAACCGAACTTACGGTTCATCGCATCAGCCGTACGCCCATCGCCTAGTAGATCCGCTACGAAAACATCGATCATCTTCTCCCCCTGGTCGCCGGTACGCTCTTGGGATTGCCCGGCGCGTGATGCGTCTTCGATCAAGTTTACCGTAGTGCTGCCGGTTCCGGTTGGCGATTTTATATCGTTCAAGGTTTTGTCCAGCTTGGCACTGGTCTGTGCTGTTGTAACTCGCTCTCCTTTCTGGAGCAACCAGGTGCCCGTCTGCGGTACAGAATCAATACCATCGTGCGCCATACCGGCCAGTGCTACCCCTTCGGCTACTGCTGTCGTGGACAGGATAGCGCCGGTTGCCGCGATAGCATTGGTCCCGAAGGACGCGAGGGAGGCTAGTGCAGCCGCAGGTGCATACGCCGCAGCGATTGCTGTACCGGTGATACCGGCTTGTGCGATAGACGCTGCGGACGACGTGGAGCCCACCAAGAGCTGCACAGCTTGATACACGAGCCATTGGGCGGCCATCTTGACTAGGGCGCCGACGACTGCTTGAACCATGGTTCTTCCGAGATCCGCGAAGGCTTCCCCTACCGTCTTGGTGCCATCGAGAATCGACATGAAGCTATCAGCTAAGCCGCTACTTAGCGTGTTGAGCGTACCGGTTACCATCTCGGCCGCCTGCGCGCTGAAGTTCGTGGCTTCCTCGGCCCAGTTTGCCCAACCTTCAGACGCGCCGAGAAAGAACGATCCCTGCGCTTCGTCCAGTTGGTTGTAGTAGTCCTGCTGCATCACCAAGCGCGACGCCAGGTTCTCTTCGAGGATCGCGGTCTCTTGGGTGTAAAGGTCTTCGCTGATTTGTCCGGTGTTGAACTGCTTGTTCAGCTTGTCGACTTCGGACTGGTATTCCTTTCGGATTGCCAAGTCTTCTTTCAGACGTTCGCGCAGCTTCTCGCCGGAGCCGAGCCCGGCCAATTGCGAATCGAGCCCTTCCTGTGCGGTGCTGAGCTTCGACGCTTGATTCTCTTGGAACGCTGCCAGCTTGCCGGCTTCGGCTGTCGCCTGCTTGCGAGCAGCGACTTCCTGTTCAAGTGCAACGTTTCGTTTCAGTTGAGCCGTGATCAGCGCTTCGCTAGCCAGGAGCGACTTCTGATCAGCGGTCTGAATCTGCTTCGTCTTGATGTCGGCAATTTCTTGCTGGAACTTCGCGAGAGCCTGCGCCTGAACGCCGAGCTTTTCACCGGTCTCGGACTGAAGCTGAAGCGCTGCGGCTTGCTGCCGCAAGCTATCAAGCATTTTCTGGCCGGCGTCTTCACGGACGGCTTTCGGCGCAGCGACCTTGTCCGCTTTGAATTGTTCTTCAGCGGCTTTGCGCAACTGGGCGACTTGGGCTTCGCTGTATTGCACTCCTCGTTTCGCCGCGGCAGCGACTTGCTTATCGATCTCCGCAAAACGCTTGGCGAGCTTGTCGGTCTTCGGTGCCGTATCGTCCAGGGACTTGTTCAAAGCTTCTACGGCAGCGATGCCGCGTTTGTCCTGTGCGGCGGCGTCCTGCTGCGCCGCGATTCGTTTGCGCTTTTCTTCCTCCCCTACTAAGAGATCCGTAATCTGCTGCTGAACCTGAACTTCCCCGTTTCGCCCGGCGCCTCTTGACCCGCTCCCTAGTCGTTGGGCATTCGCCAAAGCTTCTTGGAGTTGAATCATTTTTTCGGCAAACGTCGCTTCACGGCCTACGTCAAGGATCGCGTCCCACGCGCCTTTGGCGACGTTTTTAACAGTCAGCCATGCGGACTCAACGTACCCAAGGTCTTCACGGATCTTGTCCGCGCGGCGGGTAAGCGCTTCCGCGTAAGTCTGCTCGGCCAGGGAGGCCGCGCCCTGCGCGTCGCCTTGACGTTGTAAGGCTTCGATCTGCGCGTAAGTCGAGGTAGTCAGGAAGTTCATCGAGTCGTTCAGCTCGCGAATTGCCTTAACCGGGTCCTTCGCGATCTTCTCGAAGTCCTTAACCGTTTCTTCCGCAGCTTTGCCCGTGGCTTCCTGCATCTTCAGAGCGGCGATGGCGATGCTGTCGAAGGACTCAATGGGGATGCGCCCGGAGGCTGCCAGTTGAGTCAGGACAGCCGCAGCGGCGCCGATGGTGCCGACGGATTGGCTGACGCTTTGCGCCAGCGTTGCGAGCTGATCGGAGCTTGTGCCGGCTGCGTTGCCGCTTAGCGTTAGAGCCTTCTCGAATGCTGTAGCTTCGTCGCTGCCCTGATTATAGGCAACGCCTAAGGCTACCGCAGCGGCAGCAGCTACGGTGAATGGGTTCACCAATCCGAGGACATAACCGCCGAGTGCTTTCGCCGCAGGGCCGATGCCCCCAAACATGTCTTTAAGCTGGCCGCCCTGTTGCAGGAGAACCGTAAGCGGCGCTTGGCCGGCCTGAAGCGAAACAGCGATGTCAGTGAACTGCGCGGGCACGTTACGAAGGTTCGCGGCCATCGCCTTGGCCGAGACCCCTTGGGCGTTGAAGCCTCGGGTATTAGCGTTTAGTGCTTTATCCGTCGCGGCCAGGGCGTTACGCGTTTCGTTGAGCTTGGCAAGGTAAACGGTGTAGTCGTCGGTAGGAAGCCGACCGGCGTCACGGTGCGCCTTGAGCTGTTGCTCCATCTTGTCGAGGCGGGAGTAAGCGGCAATGGTCGGGTCGATCTGCCCGACTAAGCGGTCTAAGGATTCGCCTTGCTTCTTGGCTTCACGCGTGGCAGATGCCAAAGCGCGCTCAGCCTGATTCATGCCGCGTTCGAAGCCCGCAGTATTTGCAACGAGATCCACAGAAAGTTGGCCCAAACTTTGCAAAGCCATGCGCTAGGGCCTCTTCGATGCTTGCAACACTCGCAAGAAGTCTTGCGGCGTGGCGTACCTGAGTTCGTCGTCCGATTCCCTATTCGGGATGAAATCTGCGACCTTTACCTTCTTGTTGCCCATCAGCTGCGCGCCAGTAGTACAGATCAACGCGGCGGCTTGCTCTATGCGTTCAGCGATGTTCAGACCCCCGTGGCGCTGCATGTACCGAGCCCATTGCCGCGCTTCGACCAGTGACATGTTCTGTTGGGCTTCGGCGATCGTTCGACCGCCTACCCCATTCATAACTAGTTCGAACCAGAGGTCTTCCGGGGGCTCGTCTTTGCTGATTGTGCTTCGTTAACCGCGGTGATCAAGGCTAGGAACAACGTATCGCAGATCGGGCCGCGATCCGGCGAAGCGGTGCCGAGCACGTCAGCGGTCGTAAAGACCGGAGCGCCGTTCTCGTCGCACACCATGGTCGCAATCCGGGCGGCCAGGTGCTCCTGGTTACCTTCAGCAGCTTTCCATGTGTTGGTGATCGTGTGGTACGACGCCAGGCGCACGTAGATTTCAGCAACCTGCTCTACGCCTTCGGTATTGTGCCACTTGATTTCACGCTTTACGAACGGTTCGGCGGCGCTAACGAAAGCGCCGGCTTCCACGAGATCTTTAAGGTTGAAGGCCATGGATTAGCTCGACGACTTAGGGATGAGAACCGGCTCGCCGGAGACTTGGATACCGACGGTCGAAGTGACCATGGTGTTCAGGCCGAAGGTGAACGGGTAGCTGTTCATGTAACCTTCGAAGGTCAGCCAGCTACGAGTCGGGGACAGAACGAACTCATCGTCGCCCGAGCTATCGGTGCCGACGGTAGGGTTCACAGTGCCGTCGGAGAAGCCGATAACCCATTGCAGGGTCACGCCGGCGGTCTTGAGCTGGTGCAGACGGATGTGCGCGGGATCGGCCGGATCGAACTGCAGGCCGAAGGTCGCTGCGCCAGGAGTGGCCAGGCCGGCTTCGTACGTGCGCGAAGTGTTATTGAGACAGGTCGTCTCGATTTGGTCGATGGCGGTGTCAATACCGTCGATCGAGGTAATGCAACCCACGTCTAGCAGGGTGCCGGTGTCGGGGTCGATCGTAAACAGATCTGAGCCCTGCGATTTTATGGTCATGGGTGCAGCCTCGTCGGAGTAGTGAACGTTCGACGGAAGCATACCATGTGGCGGGGGTTTCGCAAATTAGCGATTGACGATCCAGTCTACGTCGAAGCTGGTGCGGTAAAGGAGCGTTTCTTCGTCGCGCATATCGCCGCGATAGGAAGTCAGGTAACAGTCAAGCTCGATGGCATAGCGGATCGCTTTTGCGACAGCAGTAGTCGACTGCGTGGTCAGGCCGTACACGTCCACTTGCAGACTGGCCCGATCAGCGTCAGGGCGGCAGTTCAGCATGTTGTAAGGCGAACCTCCGACCCACTGGTAGACGACGTAAGGCTTGACGACGTTTTGCGGGGCCGCTGAAAACGGATATATGCGGGGCAGCGTGCCGCCGAGCAATGCCTGGACGGTTGGATCAGCTTTGCACACCGTGTAAAAAGGTACGTCCATCAGTTGAGCCCCAATTTTACGAGCTGAAATTTAGCGCTGGAAAGGAATTCTTGAAACACGGCTTGCTGGTTCTGTCCGAGCGCGTTGCGCATGAAGGGTTGCGCGCGGTTCTTTGAGGTGCCCAGCTCGACCCACCACCAGTAATAAGTGTTGCCGCCGCGCTGTCCGCGTTTGGTTTTACGCACGCCGACAGATATCTTAGTCGAGCCGGTCTCCTCGAAGTACTTCTTGTCTTCTACCAGTGCAATGTTTTTCGAGATGTCTGGAATGGTCGATGGATCATCGATTGCGCTGGCGCGCTGAATAGCGTCCTTAAGCACGATGTCCATCGCGTCTTTGGCCGCTGGGATCACGACTTGGCGCTGAAGCTCCTGCGGCAAGGTCTTAAAGATCCTCGACAGCTCGTCAGCGCCTTTCAGCTTGTAGGTGATCCAGTCGGCCATGTCGTCGCCCTCGGTTTGAGCGGAGTTTATCACAGACAAGAAAAAGCCGCCCGAGGAAGGCGGCTTAGTACAGCACCGAAAGATTTGGGCTTCTACGAGAGGCCTATCGGTTAATGGTTATCAGGATAACCTTTTAAACGCAAACGAGGTAATGCCTTCGCGGCCTAGTTCGGTTTCGGCGTGGTTCACTTCCATAACCTGGAAGCCCTGATCTTCGCACCACCGGATCAGACCGGGGATCGAAAAATACCATAAATGCTCCGCTGGCTTGAAATGCTTGGACTGCAAAGCCTCCTCCGCGCTTTCAAACGTCGGCAGCGAAACGAAGAACCAGTCATCTACCTGGGCGAGAAGCTTCTCGGGCTCCGGGATGTGCTCCAAGCTATCCCAGCATGTCACATGCGAAACCTTTTCGGAGTAGGGGTCTTTGTAGGAGCCTGTTTGCTTCAACCACTCCACCGCTTCGCTGCTCACGTCGTAGCCATCGCCCCACGACTCTTTGACGTAGCGACCTCCGCCGATGCCGATGTCCACGCCAAGCGACGCTTTCGTGTACTTCTCGACCAGTTCCAATCGGGCTTTTGTCAGAGCAGCGCCCATAGGGGTTTCGTCAAGCTTCTGATAATGGGCGAAGTACTCACCGCTGTAGGTCATCGGGGGCGCGCTGTGCCAGCCGTAGCCCTTCTCCTCACACCAGAGGAAGGAATCGGTCAGCCCACTGGGCAAGCTTTGAGTCATAATCGGAGATCCTCTTGTCGCAGTTATGTTGCTTGGCTCGGCAAAGACAAAAATTGTCCGGCACCGCAAAGGTAATTGTACTACCGGTCGGGCAGATTAGCTCCGGCGCATTAAACCCGCCCTGGCCGCCGCAGATGATCCATGCGGGAACCTTAGCAGCGAGCGCCGCCGGCACCAGCCAGCCGATACCGCCGATCACCGCCGAAGCATTAGCAACGAGCGACAGGAGTTGTTCTACCGGCAGTTCGCCTTTGTGATACTCAACATCCGCTAACGGAAGCGGCGGCAAAGCCCACTCTACGTTATCCGCCAAGTCCGCAACGCTAATCACTCTGTACCCTCGGTTCATCACTTCTTTCGAGGCCCACAGGATGTACTCCGCCATCGGGTTCCGAGTATCCGCTCGCCACTCGCTACGCACAGTAGCCGGCCGCACGACAACATACTTACCCTGCTCAGGGGACGGCGGAAGAGGAGGCAAGTCGAACGCACAGGGGGCAACGCCGAAGCTCGCCGTCATGCCGGGGATGATGCCCTCGGCGCCATAGCGGATCTGGCGCGTAGGTTGGCGCGTCGGCGGCATCGTCCACGAGTTATGGCGGGCGATGTTCTTAGCCTGGGTGCGCAGCGTGGTTTGCGGACGGATGAAGTGGACACCAGGGATGTCTTTGTATAGCTCCGGCCAGGGTGTGTCGAGGTAAACAGGTTTCGGCAAAGCTTTAATGAACGCTCGTTGATAAACGTTATCTCCGAGTCCTTTCATAGAATGAATGATCACTTGATTGGTCTCGGTAAAAGACCTAAAGCAGCAGAAAGCTTATCGAAGGCCCCCTCGATATCTAAGTTAGCGGCGGCTAGACAATTAATATACAAAAGGCCGGTGCCGTTCAACCTCTGCCTTGGGTAGCTAGAAGCCAATCGGTCTTGGGTCACTAGCGAGAAGGTTTTAGCTTTCAGGTCCATTATCAAGATCCTTCGAAAAAGAACCCCGCCGAAGCGGGTCAAGGAGGACAGCACGGGAATTTAAAGGCGCAATGCAAGATTTGAACTTGCGGCCTAAGTCCCTACAGAACCGGGTAGCCGGCGGGATTAAAGGCTATCTACCTCTCCGGGCTTTATCCGGAGTTATCAACGTTAAACCTCTCCGTCAATTGCACCAAGCATGTAGGGCCTAGAACTCGGGAAGCTAGCTCCGGTGCTACGCGGCGGACTTAACCATAACGGTTTTCGTCCTAAGCCCTACGCTTGGTGCAACTATTCCGCATGTGCGGGCTGCGACGGGCAAACTTCTCTAGACTTGCCCTGCTTTCGCGGTCGGTGGCGTTGGTTGACTGGCGACGAGGCTAGGACTCGAACCTAGAACGCACGGCTTTGGAGGCCGGCATGTTGCCAATTACACTACCTGGTCAGAATTCGTTGTGATGCGCTTTTTAACGAGTGCGCACCGCAGTTCATCTCGAACAACGCGACCTTCGGTCTAATCGAAGCTATTAGTCTGGCCGGATCTGCGAGCCGGTGAACCGCGCGGTTGAAACAAACTTTAGTCACCCGCATCACAAGTGTCAACAACCTTTTGCAACTCTTTTTCCAACATGCCTAACCGGTACGCTGTCAGCGCGGTGTCGCGCGAGCAATTGACCACCTGATCGCGCTGCGCCAACCGGCAGTGCTGCTTATTCCACTTCCTGCACAATGCTTCGTCAGGGTTCTTCGTCGACTCATGGTTCCCGTGCCAGTGCGTACCGCTTTGCACAGTGCAGTCATACCCAAGAAGCAGGACGCGTTCTGCGCCTAGCTGAAAGGCCAGTTCTATCGCGCGCAGCCCGCTGTTGTACTCCCCATAAGCAGTGTGCAGGTTCAATCCGTGCTTTGCGGACGCCTGTCGGGTACACGTCCATCTCTTCGGGCCATGCGGCACTTTGGAGACATTCGCATCCCACCACGCGAGATCACCAGCGTAAAGGTGATCGCACCATGGGGCTAGCTGCCAGGAGTTGTTCACAGCGATTGTGAGGAGCCCGGCGGCGCGGACCAGTTCGCAGTCGTGCGCGTTGAGGCTCGGGCCGGAGGCGATGCAGACGAAGGTTTTAGCCTTCATTTACGCCGAGGCTCACTGGTGCGGATACGTAATCGCGCCCGCTTTCCTGATCCGGCAGCCAAGCGTGTACGTTGTAAATATCGCCGTTGTGCAAAATGCGTTGCTTGGCATTCAGGCCGGGCCGCTGGCGGATCACGATGCGCGCGATGATCTCGGACTGAATTGCCGCTGCGGCCAGGAATTCCCGACCGCTGGCTGGAGCAATGCGCGCCGGGACGTTCTCGAAGACCGTTACCCAAGCCTCGGTGAATGCTCCGGTTTCCTCGTCGCGGATCTCTGTCCAGTCTTGGATGTCCACCCGATGGCGATACTGGCCGGCGCGGCTCATGGGCGTTCCTCAATCACGATGGTATATACGCCTGTGCAATCTCCCGCCACGCCCGTCATGCGGGAAAGTACAGCGTAGTATGTTCCCGCTGCTCGACCTTTTTCCGATACGGCCTCCGCGCCTACGCTAGATTGCTGCGCGGTGGCACCTGCGGTCCTCACGCGAAGCGGCGTAATAGGAACCTGGCCCGCGTTGGGAGTGAACGTGCCGCCTGAAGCGATCTGTGTTTGGAAAGTGTAAGACGCCGCTTCAGTCATCGAGTTTTCGGACGAAGGAGTATGTGTAGTCCCGAAAACGCCTCCAGCCACGCCTTGCGCTGCGCCGTAGGTTCGAAGAGTCAAGCCTCCTTGGTCGACAGTAAGTCCGTGTGCGTGGATGATGAAGTTTGTCGGGATCGTGAACCGGAAAACCAGGGGCGTGGCCGCGATAGGATTAGCCGAGGCGAATTCATAGTTCAGGGACCATGTGCGCCTCCCGAAAAATCCTGTTTGTCCTACATCAACGCGCAGACGCCGATTCGGGCCGGTTCCACCATCTGTCAGTAGATCAAATGGGGGATGAGCGATAACCCGCTCAGCATGGGTCGTGTCGCCCATGGCTGTCTCTTTGCGGTAGGGACCGCCGAACAGCTTACGTATGTAGTCTCCTACTGGCATGCTGGCGTCCTCAATGGATATAGCAAAGCGGTAACAGGCTTCGGCAGATAGCCGGCCTGAAATGCCTGATCGGGGTTCTCGTCGCGGTCTTTGTAGAGGAAGCCGAGCATCAGCAACACGGCGGCCTGAACCTCATATTTGACAACCTTGTCATCGGAACTGTCGACGACGTAAGTCGGGTCGCCGGAGCTATCTAGGATCGGGTCGTCGTTACTGTCGCGCTCGACCTCGTACGCACTGGCCGATTTTAGGTAGTTCTTCACGGCACCGGATGCCGCGCCGATGTACGCCGTGATCAACACGTCGTCAAGGTCGTGATCCATGTTCAGGTGCTGTTTCCCCCTTTCGAGGGTGACGTACATCATAGCTTGACCCCTTTCGCCGGGTCGAAGGTGCTCGCGTTCTCGCGAAGATCTTTGCCATTACGTCCGGCCTTGACGGTGAGCGTCCAAGTGTCGCTAGAGCCCGGCTTGTCAGTGTTCTCGGCTTTGGTCGACGTCCACTGGCTGCCCGCCCATGTCACATTGTCATGAGCATCGTAGGTTTGCTCTTCGCGGAATACCCCTTTGTAAATCTGGATCGGTAGCGCGAACTTCTGCGCTACTTCCTGACCGCTGGACTTCATCAGCTTAACCGAGAACTCGCGATCGCCGTCCTGCGTGATGCTCACGCCGTCGATACCGTCCACGATACATTCCCAGCCTCGCATCCCGTGAGTGCGCTCGTAAGACTTCCACAGGCCCCCACGATGCGCAGCATAAGTGCCGCGCGGATATTGTTTGGCTTCCTCGATCGTCGGCAGGATCTCTACGTCGATCGCATCGCGACCGTCTTCCGCCTGGCGCACTTCAGGAACGACGATAAGCTCAGCGGCGGAACGCGCCAGGGCTTGAAGGTCCACAGGGTCGGCATCCTTACCGGGGATCGGTTCAGGAACGTCGACGAGCTTTGCGGCTTCGGCGGCGAGCAGGGCAATGTCGATAGTAGGTAACTGGACGAACTCCGCAGCAGCCTTCGCCAGCGCTTCCAGGTCGACCGGCTCGGCGTCTTTACCGTCCTTCACCTCCGGCAGCACGACAAGCGCCGCCGCGGCTTGCGCGATAGCGTCTACGTCGACCCTTTCAGGTTCTACCGGCATTGGTCGAGCGGCTAAACACTTGCGCAGGTCGTTCAGTTCAAGATTCAGCGGTGCAACAGCCTTCGCCACCGCTGCGGCGATAACCGGCGCGAGGAATTCGGCTTGCGCTTCAAGTTCACGCAGGTTCATTAGCGAGCCTCTTTTCGATCAGCAGAGCGAGCATTTTCGCGCTGTCTTGGATTTGTTGGTCTGTCTGCGTTGGGTCGGGCGTAGCGGCCGGCGGTGTAACTGCGGGCTGCGCCGTGCCGAAGGGATCCACGGAGGCATCCCGTTTTGCCAGGGCGGCCAGGGAGTAGTTCTGCTGTTGGATCATCGGAGACGCGCCGCCTTCGACCGGAGCCATGTTGAGACGCTTCCGGGCTTCGTCGGGGGCCATGATGCCCGCGCCCACAGCTACCTTAAGGGTTTCGACCAGGGAACCGAGATCCATCCGCAGGAGGCCGTCTAGGTCCAGCTCTACGCCGTAACGGTCAGGCAGCGCCAAGCCGTCATCCATGCAGGCTTCGAATTCTTCAATAAGGCTCTGCAAGCAATCTGAGTAGTAGATCTGATTGAGGTCCGCGATCTTGGCAGTGCCGGCTGGCATTGGGCCTACACCGACTTTGAAGCCGGGTACGTGGAACGCGGTGCAGATCATTTCAGCAGTCAGTTTGAACTGTTCGATCAACTGCGAGTCGGTTGCGCTCATCCGCATTTGCTGAAACTTCAGATCGTCACCGACCACGGCCACTTTACCGGCGTTCGTACCGGTATAGTTGGCGTCCCAGTGCGCTTTAAGCCGTGCCGCTGTCTCATCGCTGATGGCACCAGGGGCACTCAGGATGCCGCCAGGGCGTGCGCCGTTCTCGAAGAATGTCGAGCTATCGTTCTGCATCTTCAGGGACTGGCAGGCGGCAAGCGCGCAGGCGTAGAGCGGAGAGATACCGACCAGGGGGTGAAACAGGCAATTCATTCGGTCGTGGATTATCTCGGACGCAGGGACCGTGACGCCTTCGCTGCCGAGTTCGTTAAGGTTGTCGCCGTTGCACTGGTAGTACACGTCGCCGTTGTCCGCTACGAGGACGGTAACGCGGCAAGGGTCGAGAAGGTAGATGGACGTTACCACGCCGCGCTGATCACGCTGCTTCAGCCCATAGGCGTTGCCGTGCGTGAGCTTCGAGGTCTGCCACCATTGTTTAAACTGGATATGGTTCTGGTAGGCGTTGGCCTTCTTCAGAACTGGGGAGAATGCGGGGCTAGTCGTCTCGGTCCAAATGCCATTCGCATCCAGTTGCATTAAGCGCGGGCGGAGTTTTCCGATGTCATTGGAAATGAGCGTTACGCAGGCGTATACGGCGTAATGCGCCAAGACGGTAGGAGCTTTCCATTCGTCGTTCTTTTGCCAGGCGCCAGTGTAGGGCTCGCGCACCCACGGATACCATCCGCCGGAGCTACTGCTACTGACGGCAGAGGCTGGCGCTCGTTTGAATGTCAGCTCTCGGCCGAAGATACGCATTAGGCGAGATCCTGATCCGCGATTACCGCTTCGATGTCAGACTTCTTGATACGGCCGTCTTTACCGGTGCCGACGACTTTATCCAAGTCCACGCCATGCTCCCTGGCGAACTCAATCACCGCTTCGGAGGCACGCGGTTCATCAACCACTGGGGTAGGGCTGGCGGTCAGCATACGAGTATTGTAGCCGTCGTCAGCATAAGTGCCGTGGCCCAGCTTGCGAAGAGTCTCCGCGTAGCGGCGGGCCATCATGACCTTTTTGCCGCCCTTGCCATAAATAAATTCAACTTTAGACATAGGGGTTCCCCTTTAAGATGATTCAGTGTACGGGGTGGCCGTGGTTGCGGCAAGTATGGCGGCTTTTTCAGCTCTTTTGCGTGCCCAATATTCCTTCATCTTAGCACCTTGTTTGGCTCTTACTTCTGGTGTCATCGCTGCCGCCATCTTTTCCCGACGCGCTTCCAGGGCTGCCGCTTGCGCTGCGCGGTGTTCATCCGTCCAGCGAGCTTCGTGCATCTTTGCTTTGGCATCCGGATCTTTCCAGCGGCCTTTCAGCCTTTCAGCCTGATCGGCCTTGAATTCTTCGGATTGTACACATTGGTGCAGACCACCGCCTTCGTAGTTAGCGCGGGCTGCCGCCGCCTTCTTCGCTTTTACTTCAGGCCGCTCCTTTATTTCCGCTAGTGCGGCTAGGTTCTTGGCTTTGTACTCCGGCGTAGCTTGAGCTTTAGCGAGGCTCGCGCGGCGTTTCGCTTTGGCTTCCGGGCTTTGCGAAGCTTCCCTAAAAACTTTGAACGCCTCCGGATTCTGCAAAGCTAACTTGCGGGACCTTTCGGCATGTGCAGCTAATTGGGAGGGACTTTCGTAGCGGCGTTTAGTGGCCTCGCTTCGACGCTGTAACGCCTCTGGAGTTCTCATTCCGTGGAGCATGTTTTGACGAGACACTTCGTTCTGCCAGGTTTCCATCAAGCGTGCCGACATCTGCGCTTTGAACTCCGGACGGTTCCTAACCTCCGTCATTATCGCGCTCATACGAGCACGATATTCGGGCTGCATACGAGTTATCTTGTGAGCGGCAACCCTTTTAGCTAACGCTTCGGGGCTAACATCAAAGAATCCGTCTCCCCCTCCGGTAGAGTTGGTGAGGCGATGCCCTTCGGCTTTGAACTCGGCGATCAATCTTACTTCGTAGGGTTCCCAAGGCTCGCCCTCCGGCACCTGCAAGACAATCTCCACGGAAGGTTTTTCCCCCGCGGCCAGTAGGGAGCGAATCCAATTCGCGGCATAGTGCTTCGTTTGGTTGCTCCGCGCTTTTGATATGTGCGCTCGCAATCTCGCCTCAGGGTCCGTGCTTTTACCTATGTACCGGATCTCGCCTTGCGGACAGAGGAGGGCGTAAATGTAATCGGTCATTTTCTTTCACTCTCAATGAAAGGTCGTTCTCTCAGAAACGAAAAAGGTTCGCCACATCGACCGCTGAGAGACGGTACACGGGAGCAACCCCGGATGTGGCGAACCTAGTTTACAACACTTTCAAACAAATCACATAGCTTTACGCGCCGTAGTTAGCACCACTGATGTAGGCAACGGCCTGTGGGCGGCGTTTTTTCCACGTTACTAGTCTCTCGACACGAATCCCCACGAGATTTTGCTGCCATAACGATGTCATAACGGTGGCAGCAGTCGGCGGACTGTCCGGAGTCGAGTTCATCTGCAGCGAGGCTTCACGACTTACGTCAATGGTCACGCCGCCCTCATCAGCCAGGAGGATCTCGCTCTGTTTGGCGAGGACGATGATCGAGCCGCTGGAATCACTTGGAACAGTTTCGGAGACGATAACCGGCAAGCCCATGAAGGAACCGCCTTCTGCGCCGAGACCTGGGAACTCAGGTTGGCCGAGTGGATTCAGCATCATGCCGATGGACATCGCCATGGTCGAAGTCATCACCCATACCGCAGATGCGGTACTCAGGTTAGCGTCGATGAACTGCGAGTACAAAGCGCGCACATCGGCTCGTACGTCATCGGCGGTAGTGCCGGATGCTGGCACCGGGGTAACGCCGTTCGTCACACTCGCCGGCCGAACATCACCGACCGCAGCGTACGCAGGGTTGATGAACGAATCATCCATGAACTGCGCGATTTGCGCGGTCAGGTCAGTGCGGATGATGGCCTCAGCCGATGGCGTCGACAGACGCGCCAGTTCGTCGGAGATAACAACGATGCCGGCGAGCTTGTTGAAGCGCAGGGTGATGTCTTGGAACGCCAGGGCCGAAACCGGCTTGGCCCCCAACTCCCCTACCCAATTCACGGTAGAACCCTGCGTTTGGCCGGGGATTCGAACGTTAAACGGAACGCTTCGCAGTTGAGACATTTTCCCAACAATAGTTTCAGGGCGCAACAGTTCGATAAAATCGTTGGTCATGTTCTGGTAAGGAACCAACGGGGCCGCCCAGGTGGCGTCGGTAGTAGTACCGGCTGCGACTGCGGCTTTCAGAACTTGTTCAACCTCCGGGGTGTCGGACCACTGCTTGGCGATTTCGGCCGCCTGCATCAAGTTACCCTTAGCGCGACATTGTGCGACCACGTAGCGGGTGAAGGCAGTGCCCTTAGCGACAGGGTTGGTAGCCTTAACGGTGATAGCCGAACGCTGTTGCATACCGGAAGCGTCAACAACAGGCTTGGCGGTAGCGATCGCGGCTTTTTGCATAGCTTCCAGGCGACCGATGTGAACTTCGGTGGCTTTGATTTCGTCGACCAGGGTGTCGAACTCTTCCGATTCTGCGGCATCCAGGGTGCGGCCTTCAGCGCTGGTCATCAGCTCGGTTTGTCGTGCGGCCTTCTGTTCCAGTGCTGCTTGGAACGATTTGATTTGTTCAGCGATGTTCATGTCTTGGCCCTCCTCGGGCTTCGGAGTAACGGGTAGTTTTTTCGTAACGGTTGCCGAAGCGCCGGCAGGTTTGCCAAGACGTACAACGGTGAAATCCTTTTTGCCTAACGCGGCAGGAAGTCCGACGTCGAACGACTTGATATTGGTGATGGTCGCCTCGGCATTCGCCGGAATGGTAACCAAACTCAATTCAAATACTTCTGTTTTAATGAAACGGGTGCCCCAGGTGCCGGTGATGTTCTCCGACTCAAGAGATCGAAAACCTATAGACACCGCTCGGACGAGACCGGCTTTGACCGAAGCCCAAGCTTCCTCAATTCGGTTGAACAAGCCGACCGGCGCCGTTACTTCCGCAAACGTTGCGGTAAAAGGTACGCCTTTAGCTGTTGGCTTGCCGAACTCTACCAGGCCGACAGGCTGCTCGTGGTCATGCTGCCACAGGAGCGGGATCGGATTTTTGTATTGCACGCCGAGTGGTTCAACGATATCGCCAACCCGATCGACGCTAGGAGTTGTGGCCATACCCGAAATAGTTCGGGCAGTTGCATCAACCGCCTTGACTTCTAAAACGCTGTAGGCTCTATTCATGTATACAGCTCCGGTAAATTACGCGCACTGTAACTCATAAAAACAGCATTTGAAACTTTTTGTGCGCTGCAGGCGGGTTGAGTGCCATCAGCGACACCGCGTTGAACAGCGCCATCACCGGGTCGATCTTCGCGGAACCGGAAGCCTGCTTGGTGATCAGGATAGAGTTTGCCCGGGGCTCTACGCGGCAGTTAGAGACGCACCATGACATAAGCGGTTGCTCGGCGTGCTTCAACTTCCCTTCGGCCAGGCGTCGCTCAGTAGTCTTGATGGCGCCGCCGAGTTTCCAACCCTGGCTAATACCGACGATCTTATCTTCGGGAATTCCCCGGGCGACAAGTTCGTCAAAGATGGCGCCGATGCCAACCGGGTCGACACCGATTTTGTCAAGCAGCCCTGAATCATAAACACGTTCGACGATGTCGCAAACTTCTGTCACGTCTTCGCCAATGCGCTTCACGATCACCAAGTCTCCGTGGCGGGCGAAGTCTTCGAACCGTGCCGCTTCCTGCAGGTTGCGTTTCAGCGCGGATGGATGCGCCCATGCTCGAACCCACGCCAACCAGTCGCCAGTATCTTTGCACCGTCCGACCAGGGCGAGCCCTAATAGGTCATTCAACCCGCCGCCGTCGATCCCTACGTCGATCACCTCACAGCGCTCGAATAATTGGTCGAGAGTCACCCGGGTACAGGATTGGTCTTGCCAGTAGTCAGCGCCAGCCCATCGGTCTGTGCGCAATGCTAAGCCAATCTCCACGTTGAGATATTTTGCAAGCACGCCGAGGCGTTCAGGTTCGCCCATTTCCTTGGCTTGCTGAAGTTTGCGCTCGATGAACTCCACGCTGGTCGAGCGTCCGAGATTCGGATTCGTGATGTAGAAGTTTTCCGGTTCGAGGTAAGACTTGTCCTCGATCATCGCCGGGGGGAATTCGTAGAGCACAGGCAGGAACTGGGGGTCGACTACTTCGCCGTCTCGCACTTTCCTGGCGTACAACAGCTTCGAGCGGAATACTCCAGCAGGCGGTTCATCGGATTGGGTGGTCAGGTAAAGGACAAACCCTTCCGGCCGCGCAGCTAGGCCGCCCGTGGCCTCTAATAGCATTCGTTCGGCGTTTGGATTCTTGCCGAACAAATGGATCTCATCGACCAGGACCACGGCGGCTTTCTTGCCGCCTACGGTATTCGTGTCGGCCGCAACCACTTTTAATGTGGCGCCGCTAGCCAGGTGTTGGATGGTCTTTGTGTGTTCCATGACTTTCATCATGGCGTCTAGTTGAGGGTCTTTTTTAACCATGTCTCGGGCTGGGGCGAAAGCGTTATCCGCTACCTCCTTCGTCGGCGCCAAGATTATGAACTCAGCGGAAGTCCTCCAGTTTTGAATAAGAACCGTAAGCATGATTGCCGCAGCAAGGGTGGACTTCATATTCTTTTTGCTGATCAGGAGAAAAATCTCCTTGATCATCTGCTCGCCGGTTTCTTCGTTGTACGCACCAAAGATGGCCCCGGCTAGGTCGTCCGTCCACTGCTCGCAGGACTCACCAATGGTCGGGCTGCCCGGGGCGTCGACAATCTTCAGAAGGTGAAGTACCTGCAGTGCCGCCGCTGCGGTGTCGGGGAACAGTGGGGTGAAGGGGATAAGGCTCTCCCCTTTTATGATCCTATCCGTCCAATCGGGGCACGCGGTGGTCCACTCAGGCTGCATATCGGGTCGCCTCGTAATAAAGTTCGTTCCACAGCTCGGTGAAATTAGCCGGCAGGGTATCGCTCTTGCTCAGATTGTCTACAGCCCAAAGTGGCTGCAGGTTCTTTAGGTTCCAGCACATTTTGAATTCTAGGGATTCCGCACTAGGCGGATTGAAAAACGATACCGGGATTATGTGGTCCATGTGAATCTCGCCGGCCAAGAAGCGTTCCCACGACATGCCTTCCGTGAATTGCTTTTCTAGGTGGCGCTTAAGTTCCTGCGCGTTAAACCCGAGTATGGTCGTCCAGCTTTTCCCTAAACGCCCGGTGCCTAGGCTCTGCCGTACCGAACAAGACACGCGCATCCTTAGATTGTACCCGGGGTCTGTGCGCCTCTTTTCCTTTGACTTCGCTAGTATCTTGTCAGCATTCCTTGAATAAGCTACGCGGGCATTTTGACGCCCGTAGGCTCTGTTTTTATCAAGATCGGCGTTGTAAGCGCCTATTACGCATTCCCGGCATTTCGACGCTAGGCCGAATTTTCCCGCGGCAGAATTGTTGAAGTAAGCATCACTGGCGGGCAGGTCCTGCGAGCATGCTGTGCACTGCCGAGTTGCAGACGGTCCGGCGGCTTTAGCGCGTTCTATCGCCGCAGCTTTATATTTTTCCTTCCGCTCCGGCAGAAGCGCTTGCCATTCTGGACTGGCTTTTCGAGCCCGCCGTTTATCTAACTCTTCGGGTCGCTGGCTGTGGTACTTAGCCCGCCGCTGCGTCTGCATACAGACTTTGCACGTTGCTTTGCGGCCATCGGGATATTCTTTGCCGACATGAAATTCTGTGCGCGGCTTTCCGCTCTTGCACTTCGTGCAAATTTTGATTTCACCGGGATGGATTGCTTGTGTAGAATTCGATTCAGTCATGACGCACCTCAGATGCCGATTGATAGGAGCCCGGGGCGTTGGTAGCGCTTTCCGGGCTTCGTCCATTCTACCCTTCCCGATTATCCACGACAAGCCGAGGAGCTTTCCTAGCCCCGAAGGTATTGCCCTGTCCGGCCTGAGCGATCGCATTTTCTTCCTTAGTCGCCTTCTTCCCCTTCTCCCCGATCTTCGAATGCTCGAAGGGTAGCAGCGCTTTCGCCGCTTCCAGGCGGGCTTTCACTCCGGCCTTCGGACAATTCATCAGTGCCGTCAAAAAGACTTTCGGATCTTCTGTCTCCGGGATTTCGACAGTCACGATATCCGGCTCGGAAGAGTCGGGCGTCGCCTCCGGCTTACCTACAGGTGCGGTCTTGGTGCCGATACCGACCGCGGCAAGTGCGGCCACGATTGCGGGGTGTTTGCGCATTCTGTGCCCAGCCGCTTTTGCGGTCTTCGCACTGAGCCCTGCGCTGATTGCGGCTTGCTCGGGCTTTTCGCCACGCAGGGTCGCCTTGAAGAAAAGCTCTTGGGATTCGTTGAGCATGGTCGGGTTCCGGTTGTTACTCATGCGCGTAGGCTAACACGGGTAACAAAGCCTACAGAGGATTCCTTCTGCGCGACTG